ATTTGCCGTGCCGCTTGTACCTACAGCATTGGCGCCACCATTTCCATTACCGCCCGTTCCCGCTAAGCCGGCAGTGGCTGGTGCAAATAATCCACCTCCACCACCCGCAGAATAGTATGTATTTGTTCCATTAATTGCCAATTGTAAGCCTGATCCTCCATTGCCAGCTGCATACGGAGCACCTGCAACACCTCCCGATCCAGCTCCACCGCCGCCACCTCCGGAACGTCCATCCGATTCATGGCCATTTCCGCCATTATTTCCTTGGCCGCCAATTCCGGATCCAGCAGTAGTGGGCCCTTCATTTGATCCTCCGCCACCCGAACCTCCATTTGCACCTTGGCTAAAGCTGGAATCCGGATATCTAGTTCCTCCGCCGCCACCTCCAGTAGATGTTATTGTTTGTGTGGTATTACCAAACACAACTAAAGAGGAATTGGTACCATTTCCTCCTCTGGCAAAAGGAGCACTTGGATAACCGGGTGATACAGCTGCTCCTGCGCCAACAGTAACACTTACGGTGTAACTACTTGAAGTAATTGTCGATGTATTTGAATATAATAAACCTCCTGCACCACCGCCACCACCGCAATGGCCGCCACCAGCACCAGCACCAGCAACAACAAGATAATTAATAACATTGGGAACTAAAGGTGGAAGATCAATAAATGTGAAAGAAGAATAATTATAATTTATTGGGTTAATAACCGATAAAAATAAATTAGTTCCCGTATCTAATAATACTGGTAATGCAACTCTTAATTCAGATGAACTTATATAAGAAACATTAGCGCCAGATACTAAGGTATTTTGAACATAAACATTTGAATTTGATTGAAAATTTGTACCAAAAATTTTAATGTATGAATTTGTAGAAGTTAAATTTGCACTTACATTATTATAACCACTATCAGTAACAATAATTGAAGAAACAGTTGGTGTTACTGGTGAACCAGTAGATACACCAGAATTAATCAGCCTTACCGAAGAAGTAACAATCTGACTATTCTTGGCTGTTTCTTGTCCTATCTGAGATTGGCTTATTGTTTTGTAGGACATTAACTGATCTCACTACCATATGCATTGAAACTTACAGAAGAAGTATTTGCATTGGCAGTAAGAACATCTGTAGCAGCCAATGTAATACCAAGTGTTAACGAAACAGTATCATTACTTGGAACAGGCGTATCAAAATTAATAAAATGTTTAGCTGCAAGTGCTTCACCAGATGGCCGAACAGCCAATCTAAATGTAGCACCTGTGTTTGCCTGATTACATACTGTAACGGTACTCAACACGGTACTTGTAAGAGATGGCACAGTATACACAGTTGTTGCTGTGTGTGCTGTTGGGTTAATTTGTCCTAAAACTTTATATGTTATTGGCATTTTATTTCCTTTAAGCGCCCATCAATAAGAATGGACTAATAATATTATTAACTGTATATAGTGTGGTATTGGATGTACCAATTGTTGTTACTTCTATAATCTGAGTATTGGCTGGTGCAGAGGTAAATGTAAGTGTTGTTCCAACAACAGAGTAAGCAGACCTTGGTTGTGTAACACCACCAATCACAGCCGTTGTATAGTTAATAGTTGCTGGTGTTGTTGATAATGTGTATGCAACAGTTGAACCATCACCTGTGAATGTATCAACAGTAGAAGTTAATACGGCATCAGATGTGTTTGCTTTATTAAAGGCTGCTTGTGCTAATGTTGTTGCTGTATTAGCTTGAGTGAATGCAGCATTGGCTGTTTGTCTAGCAAATGTATCAGCACCACCAGCAGTGTTAGCTGCATTAAAGGCTGCTTGAACGTATGTTAGTCCAGCAATCTTTTCGTAAGTTGTTCCGTTGTTGGTAAATTCCCAAGCCGTATTGGCTTCAGACCATAATAGTTTTGTATTGGTAGAAGAACCACGATTGACTTCAATACCAGCACTTAAAGAAGGTGCACCAGTTACATTTGAATTCAATGTAATGATGTTATCTTTGACAGTTAAGTTTTCTGTGTTTGCATATACGGTGGCACCAGTAATTGTTAAGTTTCCTGTTACTACTGTATCACCAGTAATTGTACCACCAGATGATGAGAATTTTGTATTGGCTGTATTGAAAGCTGCCTGTGCCAGTACATTGGCTGAGTTTGCTTTATCAAAAGCGGCTTGTGTTTGTGTTTCTGCATTACCAATTCTAGTATTTTGTGTTACTTCAATACCAGCAAACAAAGAACTAAAGTTTGCTAAATCACTGGCTACAGTATTGGCTTTTGCAAAGGCCGAATTAGCATATTGATTGGCCGCATTAGCTTGTGCAAAGGCTGCGTTTGCTTGGCCGTAAGCTGAACCAGCTAAAGAGTTGGCTGCATTAGCTTGAGCATAAGCTGAATTAGCATATTGATTGGCCGCATTAGCTTGATCAAAAGCAGCTGCACCTGTGGCCGCTGAAGCGCCAGCAGATGTTTGTACCGAACCATCTGAGAATGTAATACCATTGGCACCAGTAACATAAATGCCACCTGTATATAAATTACCTGTGATGCCTACACCACCAGAAACGATTAACGTGCCTGATACATTTGATGTGGAGATTTGTCCTGAAGATAAAACTAATTGGCCGATAGTAGCGGAGTTAATTGAACCGTTTCTTTTCCAAGCACCAAGCGCAGCATTCCATTGATAAACAATGCCGTTTACTAGAGCGGTTTGATTATTTGCCGGTGAGGTTGGAAATGCCATGTAATATTCCTAGGTTATCTTATATTTATTCTGTTGGTGGAACAAATTCTACCCAAGATGTTGTATCTTCATCCCAAACAAACATTTTACCTTCTTCTACAGGCATTGGTGTTGGTGCATCCCACAGACAAGTATCTTCATTCAATACCCATGAATTGAATGGCTTTGGCGGAATAAATGCATCACGACCAGCATCGTATGCGTAACCAATACCAGCAAAGTTCTTTCTTAATGGAGTTCCACCATTAGCGTGAACACCACCGTGTGTGTTGTATGATGTTTGCACCCAAGATGCTGGGTCACCCCAATGTCCGGTGTTTAAAACATCTTGCTCAATAACAATAACTTGCGTTACTGTTCCATCTTCTACTTTTGCAAAATGACTCATTTTTTACTTCTCCTTTTTATTTAACCTAATATAGCCAGGCCAGCATATAGAGTGGATGTGGCTCGCAACCAAGTTGTTCCTGTTCCGACTTGAACGGGACTTGATCTACTAGTGGTTGAACCCAATCCTAACGGACTGGTGCCGCCACCTGCATTGCCCAATCCCCAAGACCATAATGTACCATTTGTTTTAGTTGCTAGTGTAAATTCATTATTTTTACCACAAAAAACTTCACGCCAAGTTGTATCGGTTCCTATCTGAACAGGACTGGAATAATTATTTGTGTTATTTGTACCTAATTGGCCTCGATTATTATTTCCCCATGCCCATAGTGTTCCATCGGTTTTGATTGCTAGAGCTCTATCACCACTCATAGAAACGTTTGACCAATTTGTTCCTGTTCCGACTTGTGTTGGACTGGACCTATGAGATGTAGTGTTATGACCAAGAGATAGTCCTGGAGCTCCCCAAGTCCACAATGTTCCATCAGTTTTAATTGCTGCACTATTTCGAGTTCCAGCGGAAACTTTTGACCAATTTGTTGATGATCCATTTTGCACAGGACTATCTGTTATTACATATGGGCTAGATTCATTTAATCCTAAAGCACCAGTATTACTTGGATTTCCATTTGTACCCCAAACCCACAAGGTACCATCGTTTTTAACTGCTAATGTGTGAGTATATCCACCGACAACCTCTGCCCAAGTTGTTAATGATCCTACTTGTGTTGGTACATAGGTAAAATAACCAGGTCCTCCATATCCTATACCTGATTGTCTATATGAATTATCACCCCAAGCCCATAATGTGCCGTTGTCTTTGATTGCAAATGAAGTATTGTATCCGGCTGAAACTTTATTCCAATTCGTAGCGCTTCCAATTTGTATAGGACTACCTACTGAAGTTATACTATTGTTACCCAATTGTCCGTTACCGTTAAATCCCCAAGCCCACAAAGTATAATCAGATTTTTTTGATATAGTATGATTGTGACCAGCAGAAATATTCATCCAAGTTGTTAGAGATCCAACTTGAACTGGACTTAAAACACCCCCACCTCCGGTACCTAAAACTCCGTATGTGTTATTACCCCATGTATACAAATAACCATAGTCTGGTGTTTGAGAGGTATCAGTAATTACAATTGGGCTTGCGGTATTTACTACTGGTGTACCATCTAATGAGCCAGTAAGAATTTGAATACCTAAAGTTTTAGTTCCATCTGTAGCATCATCCGCTGAAATTGTTACATTCCATACAGCACGATTATTTGTAACTGTAATAGAACCCGTATTACCGCCAACAATATCCGAATTGGTGGTGTTACCCGTGGTCTTCCAATACAATGTGGTACCATCGGCTGTGTTGGTTGTAGTTACTGTAAATTGTACCGTAGTGTTCGAGGTTTCATTTAATGGCATTTCTAATCCTTAACTTACATTAGATGTGATGGTGTATTGAACAAGAATATTGGACGATATCAGTATTGGTCCAGAAATATCAATCCAATTATTACTTACACCATCATATGAATACATATACAATGTTTCATCTGTTAAACTTAACCATAAATCACCAACAGTATTACCTGTAGGTGCTGTGTTACTTGATGTTGCTCGAGCACCAGAGTTTGCTCTGTTGAAAGCAGCTTGTGCTAAAGAATTTATGTTGGTAATATTTGTATTCTGTGTAACATCAACACCTTGAGTATAAATGGTGTTTGCAGAAACGGTGTTTGCTGTTGTTCTAGCATACGAATCTATGCCTGTTGCAGCTGTTGTTTGTGTGGTACCATCCGGGAATGCTACATTACCTTTAAAGTAGTCTGCATTAACATTAGCTTTAGCAAATGAAGCATGGTTAATATTAACATTGTTATTTGCAGTAATTTCAGGAGTATAACCTTTAAATACATACCATTCTTTTGTGTCAGGATCTCTTATGAATCCTGTGTGTGCATTGGTGCCATCATTGTAGTGACCACTAATACCAATGTCTAATAAATCGGATGTATAATTTCCTGTTCCTAATGTTATTAAAGAATCGATAACAGTAAATGAAGTTGTATTGATTGTTGTTGTTGTACCTAGTACAGTCAAGTTTCCTGTAACGGCTAAATCTTGTGATACATTTAATGATCCAGTGATTGTACCACCTGAAGATGACAACTTTGTATTGGCAGCATTAAAGGCTGCTTGTGCATTAGTTTCTACGGCTGTAAGTCTGGTGTTCTGTGCAACATCAACACCAGAGAGATATAATGTATTTGCTGAAGCAGTGTTTGCCTCTGAGTATGCAGCTTCACCAATTGATCCACGAATTTCAGCTTGAGCAGTCCACTTACGACCACCTGGAAATGTACTATCATAAATTAATACATCACCAGTATTACCTGTACCAAGATTTGGCTCAGCAGAACTTAGGTCTAAGTATTGATATCTATTAGCTGCAACGTTAGCTGCACTAGTTACAGGTACACGGCCACTAATTAATCTGGATTTGGTCGACATGTTTTATATTAAGCGTTAGCAGTTTCGAGATAAGATAATACCAATTGTGCTCTGTCGTTTGCACTAGCACTAATTGAGAATGAATCTCCAGTTTGTAATATTAATTTACCAGTTAACAGACTTGCAGCATCACTAACAGGTATGGTTGTATTTTTAATAAGTGATACTGAATTACCACTACGAACATGGTTAGCCGAAACAGTTACAGAATTAGTAGGATCAATATTTGAAACTTGTGTCAACAGAACAACAGTTGTTACACCAGCAGGTGTGGTATATACGGTTGTCGTTGACGTTGTAACGTTGGCTGTTGTTGTTTTAAATGTATTTAATGGAATTTGTGTTGCCATTTTATTAACCTTCTAGAGCGAGTATATAAGGAGTCATTTCAGCAAAAAGACTTTTCGAAAAGGTTCTTCCTGAAATCGTAGATGTTGACTGATTAATCGTTAAATCAGATACAACAAAATTACCACTTTGGTCTGTTGAAGTAGCAAACACAGCACCTTCATCAATTCCAATTATCTGTGCAGCCGAGTTAGCAATACCACCTAACTTAGGTAAAGCATTAATTGATGTACCAGCACCAACATATTCAAAAGTCTGGCCGGATGCTCTCAATTGACTTTGCTGATAAAATTTAACACCTGTTCCACTTGAGAATGAATTTGCAATTGAGTTTTGGAATGTTACTGTTGTATTACCACCACTTAATGTTGTTGCTTCAGTAACAGGATAATAACTTTCAGCTGCATCTCCATCTATTTTCATAATCAAACCTGTGTATGGAATAGTTGCTGTGATTCCCAAAGCACTATTCGCTACGACATTATTTAGGTCGATTGTAAAAGTTGCTTCAGCACTAGTCATTGACAAATTAGCTGTCATCGCCAACTTACCTTTACCGTTGGCAACTAAACCTTTGTTACCAAAGTTTACGTTACAGTTACCCATTGAAGCAGTACCACCTGATTCGGCTAAGAATGCCGTATCACAGAAAATACCATAAATGGAAACCAACTGTGTGTAACCATCATTCAATACATGTATCCCCGTACCACCAGAATTGACCTGAGTGAATTGTGCAGAGATAATACTCTTGTTGCCTGTCGCCAAATCTCCATCGATTTTGATGCCTGTTCCTGTCGTTGTGATTGACGAGCAATTATAAATGTATGGACTACCAGTAATGTATGTGGTATACCTAGAACTTGCAGCTGCAGGTGAATTTCTAAGTGGTATGCCTAAAGAATATACAGAAGTATTATTTGGTTGTGTTGACCAGTTTGCATCTACTGTGGCAACTTTTGTTGTGCCGTTGTAAGAAGAAACATTGGCTGATTGTCCTGATCCTGTTCCACCAGTAATAGTAACTTTCATACTCTTATAATGATCGGTGTAAGTCGATGCGCCAGAATTTAAAGTAATTGTATTTGCACCACCGGCTTGTGCTGTACCTGTTTCTAATGTAGTTGTTGGAAAAGAAACAGCGGCACCAGTATATTCTATAAATTTAAAACCAGTTACATAACTGTTATTGTTTACATAGAAAACATTATTAGAAGTTGTTGTTGGTTTAATAATACAAGTTCTTTCACCAGAACCTTGTACTTGAACATTCTGTGGAATAATAATTGGTGTAATTTCTGTATATGTTCCTGAATGAACTACAACAGAATCACCAGGTTGTGCCAGAGCTACAGCTGCACGAATGGTTGCCTTAGCGGCACTTGGTGTATCACCTTTAAAGTTATCGTTACCATTCATTGCCACATGCCAAGTGTTACCTGTTGGTGCAGAAGATATATCAATAATTTGACCATTGTTTAATTGAATAAACATTCTACCATCAATTAGATTGATAGATGGTTCACCTGGTTTTAAACTGTTAACTGCTGGTATTGTACCAGAAGCAGTATTAGAAAATGTTAATGATACATTAGAAATAGCACCAGCAGCAATTGTGTTTGCAAAATTATATGATGCCTGTGCTAACACATTGGCTGAATTGGCTTTATCAAATGCTAATTGACCAACTGTACCTGTGGCAGTATTGGCTGCATTAAAAGCCGCTTGAGCAAATGATTTAGTTGCAAGTGTTGTACCACCTAGAGTTACACCATCATGAACAACAACTGTTTTTTGGTCTGTATCAACCGTGAGTTCGGCCAAAGCACCAGTAAAAGATGCTGTCTGTGCCGTAGTACCTCTACGGATTTGAACTATAGTAGAATTGTTAGCTGCCATATTTTTTCCAACTTATATGTATATTTATAGTGTTCCGTAATCGAATAATATTGGACCCGGTGTTTGGGGTATCCAACCGTGGTCTATATATTGACCACCGGTTATCGTATAAGTTCCTGCTCCCGTGTTTGCTTGATCAAAAGCCGCTTGAGCCAAAACATTGGCTGAATTGGCTTTATCTCTGGCAAATTGATCGGTTGAATCGCCACCGCCGCTTGCTGTAGAATTAATTGTGATTCTTTTATTAAATGTGTCCGTAGATATGGTAATATTATTACCAGGAAGAATTGATAGTGTATCATACGGAGAAGTTGCTAATATCAGAGAAGAATTAGCATTGATTGTAGCAAAAGAATCGGTTGCTGGGCTAGTAGAAATACTAGCGATTGAACCATTTGAGGCTTTATAGAACAGTTTTCCATCAGCGTAGTTTAACGCCAACTCACCATACGATAGTGAAGGTGGTACGTTACCTGTTACACCTGATTTCTTTAACTGTACTGTTGTGTTTGCCATTTACCTTAAAAACTTCCGCCATCTTTGAGTGTATCTTCCGAATTACTAAAAACATCCAATGTTGGTGTTTCAGTAACTTCTTTTTTTACTTCCTCAACTTTTTTTCTTTTAGCAGGAGTTAATTGTAAATAGTCAATCTTATCATTTAGTTCTTTAATTTTTAATTCATACGAACTAGTTAAATCAGCAATAATTTTTTCATTATCAACACGAACATTATTTAATTCTTCCCGTGTTTTGTTTAACTCGGTTCTGAAAGTGTCTACATGTTGTACTTGATGTTTAACATTTTCATATTCAGCTTTCATTGTTTTTAACTGAGAAATCTCCTGATTCAATGTGTTGATTGTGTTTACATGGTCTTTGATACTATTTTCTAAATTTTGATAACGTTGATTATCAGAATCATTTTGCTGTTTTTTAGCAGATTCTAAATCTACTTTAAGAGCATTAATAGTACCATCTAAACCTTCAACCTTCTTAGTGTGTTCCTCAATTATTTCTTTGCTGATTCTGTCATTTGCTTGTAATGAAATGTTTCTTATCAAACAATCATTTAATGTAGTAATCAATCCCTCAATATAATAATTAACAAACTTTTCATTACCCATTTCAAACTCCCTATTATAAAAAAATTATATAGTATTACTTAGAATGTGCCTCCATCAAGAGCACTTGTCCAAACCGGAACACCAGCATTAGTAACAGTAAGAAGTTGATTACTAAATGTTTGATCAGAAGTACCAGCAGCTGCAGTTACTAATAGTCCGTCAGTAGAGTTACCATATACTAGACCGTTAGTAGTAAATGTTGAACGACCTGTACCGCCTTGGCCAATTGTTAGACCAGAGATTGCAGAGAACGTTGCAGCTGTTACACGACCATAAGCATCAACACTTAACGAAGATACTGTATTGTTAGCGGCACCAGAACCTGTTGCTGTGTATGTTGAGTTAGCAAGAGTTTGTAAAGCGCCTGAGCCATTACCAACAAGAATTGCACCATTTGTAAATGAACCTTGGCCTGTACCGCCTCTTTCAACACCCAATGTGCCAGCAGTAATCTGTGATGCATTAATTGCAATATCAGCACCAGTAGCAGCAGTTACACGACCATAATTGTCAACTGAAAGTGATGTGATTGTTTTAGCAGCAGCTAAAGAACCAGTTAATGTATAAGAAGCATTGGCAAGACTCTTTAACGAATCTGTACCATCTGCAACAACCATCTGACCAAACGTAAAGTCAGTTGATGCTACTACAGCATTATTTGCCTTATCGAAAGCAGCTTGTGCCTTGGTATCAGCATGAGTAATGTTGGTATTTTGTGTTGCATCTACGCCTTGTGTGTAGATAGTATTAGCATTTGCATTACTTGCTGTTGTTGATGTTGTATTGGCAAGGTTGTATAGACCTTGAATATGAGTATCTAAATTGATACCATTGTTAATAATGCCAGTAGATTTAACATATCCAACATTAACGTTTGCTGTGTTAAAGCTGGCGTTGGCTACATCGATACTATTACCAATTAATTCTGGAGTGTATCCATCAAATACATAGTATTCTTTTGTACCAGCATCACGGAAGAAACCAGTATGTCTTGCAACACTACTACCATCCGTGTAATGTCCAGCAAAACCAATGTCAACCGCATCAGAACTATTGTTCGAAGCTAAAATAATTAATGGGTCAACAACATTCAATGTAGCTGTATTAACTGTTGTATGCATACCTTGAACTGTTAAATTGCCAGCAATTGTTACAGAACCATCAATTGTTTGACTTGTGATTGCTGTATTGGAACGAACAACAGTTGTGTCAACATCTAATGTAATTGTGTTGGCTGTAATTGCCGATGTGATGCCAGCACCACCAACCACATATAGTGTTTCACCACCATCAATTTGAGTTGTACCGGAATCACCAGAAAGACCAAATGATGTGGAAATGGACTGCGTTGAAATGGCTGTAACACGTCCGTTAGCGGCAACAGTAACAACTGGAATGGCAGTAGAAGAACCGTATGAACCAGCACTTAGACCTGGAATGGCATTAAGTGAGGCATTTAATGTAACTGCACCTGTACCATCAAAGTTAACGCCGGTAGCAGAGATGTCGCCACCAGAAATAGAGAAACTTCTTGGTGTCTGTAGACGGACAGCAGCATTGGCAACACCGTCAATTGTACCAGAAATGAATCCTGTTACTGTGATGTTTGTAAAGGTTGAATTACCTGAAGCATCACGTTTAACGATTGTGTCTGGAGTTGCAGCCGAAGTTGCATTGTCGATTGCTTGAGTATAATAGACACCACCAACGTTGATGGCACCGTTACCAGCGGCAGTACCTAAGAAAAGAGTATTCGATAGATACGAATAACCTAACTCACCAGCTGCCAGGGAACTTGGTCTGGTTGTGCTTGACGAGCGTTTGATTAAAATATTTGTATTTGCCATTTGTTTTCCTTATTATTAGGCGTTAACCACTATTACTATTTAGAAATTTCCACCGTCTACGGTAGCTACATTTATATTACCTGCTGAATCTCTTAGAACTATTGTATTTGCTGCATTTTCGGTGGTTGTGAGACCACCAATTCTAATAATTTGACCAGTCCTATCACCAATATAAAGTGTATTGGCTATAAAAGAATAAGCCAACTCACCATCATTGAGAGTTGTTGGTCTCGTATTTGCATACGACCGAAGTATTTGTATTGATGTATTGGACACTTAGAATGTTCCTGCGTCTAGTCCAGCCACAGCGGCCGATACTGGTGCAACAATAAACGAATCGGTTGCAGCTCTATATACCAGAACTTCTCCGTCTGCAGCACCTCTAACATCAACATCAGTAGCACCTTTAATTGTACCTGAACCGCCATAATTAATCGAGCTAACTCTTGGATTAACTGTTGTACCTACTTGTACTCTTACTGTTCCTATGGTTTGATCTGGCATTTTTTACCTCGTAACTGATGGAGAAACATCTACAGAACCTTCCAATATTCTTGTAATTTGGCCATTATTTGTTCCAATAATTTTGGTATCATAAACATAACGACCTGGGGCAATATTTGCCGTTACTGCTGAAGATAAACTAAGAGTAATTGAACCTTGACCAGAATTGACACTCGTAGTAAACGTAGCCGTGGTGTTAGCGGAATAATGTGACTTACGAATTTGGCTCTGAGCCGTATAGTTTGTCAAATCAAAGACATCTCCATAGACATCATCAACGGTGATTGTCGTAGTGAAAGAAGTACCTTGTTCGATGTATAGATTTGAATAGGCTGCCGGCATCTTATTTTACTTATAGTTAACTATTATATTTAGGTTATACAAACGCTGGACCAGTAGCCCAAACTACTAAACTTTTTCTAATTCCTGAAGTAACTGGTGTTACTCTGTGTGTTTTAAAAGAAGGAAACATTGCTAAAAATCCTTTCTTTTTATCTACAGTCAATACTTCTCCTTGACTAGACAATATTTCTAAATTACCGCCCTCATATTCACTTGGGTCACTCAACTGTAATACCATTGATAACTTTCTTGGTGCATCTTGTCCGTGATCTGCGTGCCACCGATAATGACCACCTTCTTCTTGTTTACCATAATATGTTGTATATTGTATAGATTCATTGAATCCAGTAATATTAAATCGATAAAATTGTCCGTTCAACTGCCTTAATATCCAAGATAATTTATTAAATATCCATACATTCTTTTCACTGGGGTGTATCCAAGATATGTCACTTATTCGCACATCTTTTGGAGAAACCTCACCAGCATCTATCTTAGAATCTTCTTTCTCTAAAGAATCTCCTAGTTCTATTATCTTAGATATTTCTTCATCAGTAAACCCACCATTCCAAGTTACGAAATCTTGTTCTGTTATGCCAAAATTTGGTGACGGTGCAATCGCATATAACATAATAATCCACTTTCAAAAAAAATTAATTAACTGTTCTGTTCCAAGATACTGTAACTGATCCTGAATTTGTTCCTGTGCCTATTCCAATAGGATATATTCCTCTACGATTTACTGATACTGAATTATAAGACTTAGTTTCACCTGCATCACCTGTAGAACCTAACACTCCAAGTCCTGGATCTTTTCCGTCCCAAGTTGTTGGTGCTGGCGAAGCAGAACCCCCTAAAGTTGCACCTGTTCCTATATTTCCAGTAACACCGGTAGTTCCTGGATTGCCGGCCGAACCAGCATTTCCGTTACCACCAGCACCACCAGATGTTGCATTTCCATTTGCACCAGCATTTCCTACTGAACCGGCACCACCCGTTGCACCTGGACTTCCTACAGGTGACATGCCTGTATAATCATTAGTGAGATATGGTGTGAAAGAAAAGTTTGCTGTTCCTGAAGCGCCACCTAATCCAAAACCAGAATTGTTAGAATTACCAGCACGACCAGCAGTAGCATTTCCTGTTCCTGAATTATATCTTGCATTATTAAACCAAGAAACATGATTCATCTGACTTGATGCTGGATTAAAAAATCCAGGATTATTTCCTAAAGGCGAACAAAATTGAGAATTTTCTGCGCCCCAATATAGAGCGGCTGCACCACCACCGCCACCACCGCCTCCACCACCTTGACTTCCAGCCGTTCCTGGATTTCCTACGCCAGCGTTGCCAGCTAAACCTCCATTGCCATTAGCTCCTGGATTTCCAGAATTTCCTGTTGCACCTTGATTTCCTGGATTTCCAATTAATCCAGCAGCACCGCCAGCTGTTCCTGGTCCTGCTAATCCTCCAGGACTTCCTGCGCCACCTAATCCTCCAGCGCCACCATTCCATGTATAATTATTTACTGTGTCAAAATATGTTAAATTTCCTGGTGTACCAGTTGCGCCAGTATTTCCTGGTGTTCCTGATGAACCAAAGTTACCTGCATTACCTGGATTTCCTGCTGTACCGTCTTTACCAACCCATGTTGATGGCGCTGCACCGCCAGAACCTGCGGTAACAATTGCACTTCCTGGTGTACCTGCTGTGCCGGTACTTCCTGGAGTTCCTGGATTTCCTGGTGATCCTGACCCTCCAGTTGATCCACCATCACCACCATAACCACCCATAATAGGGGTGTAAATAGTGTTGCTGACCAAATTTGTAGTTCCAATTGCTGATTGAGGATATACAACATTTCCACTTCCTGATCCAATAGCCGTCATACCATAAGACCTTGGACTAAGGCTGCTGTGTACTGCTCCAAGTCCTCCAGTGCCTCCTCTACCACTTGCTGCATTACCACTAGGTCCCCTAGGAGCATTTACAGGTTGAACAACAAATCCACTAGTATTTGACCAAGAAACTCCACGATTTGTAAGTGAGGTAACTCCTCTTGAACCTCCAGGACCTCCAGCACCACCGTTACCACCAGCACCTGCAGTGCCAGCTGTACCTGGATTTCCTGCTGTACCAGCTGTTCCCGGATTACCTAATGCACCTGCATTACCGCCAACACCACCTGGACCACCAACGCCATTTGAACCTGGATTCCCAGCATTTCCTGGATTTCCAATAGTACCCGGTGTTCCTGTATTACCTCTTGCACCTTGAATACCTTGCGCACCAAATCCCGATAGGTTAACTTGTGTTATGCCTAAAGGGATTTGAAAATTTCCAGGACTATTGAAAGTTCTTGAACCAGAACTTACTACACCTTGTTTAAGTGTGCGAAAGGCAACAGGCATCTTACCTGCCTATTGCGTAAAGGTCTTTTAACTTGCTAGTAATTTCATCATATCCAACTAAAACTTTTCTTGGGTAATGTGAAATTGGCAAATCTTCAACAACTTCACAATAAACAATAAAGGGAAGCTTAGTGATAGCAGCTGGTTGGTCTGGAGTTACAAACCAAAGATTTACTGTATCAATAACTTCTTGACATTGGTTCTCATCGGTATAAAAGAGATGAACAAAGTTGATGTTGTTGTCATCCATCCACTTTTTAACCCGATAACAATCAGCTGCGTCAGCTGTTAAGCCAGCATACAAATGAATATCATCAATTTTGACAAAAGACATTTTTTTATTACTCCTTTTAATTAATTAAAAAACTACTAAAACTAAAATTGCTTTTTGGAATCTTGGAATCACGAAAAATTAATTTTGGGGCTCCGAGCGTCCAGACCTTTTTGTATTTTAGTAGGCGTTAGCCATAGCAAAAGCACCAAAATACGTTGATCCACCATTAAATGTAAAATAGGTCAAAACATCTGTTGCATTTGGACCTACAGATAATGCCGGAGCAATACCATCCGAGTATTTAGCCGTTGGCAAGGTTACAACTCTGCCACCCGTAACATCTTGTGTCAATATCAATGTAACAGAGAACAAGTTTCCTGAAGTCGGTGCACCAGTGAACGAAAGTGTTGTATTGGTACCCAAAGTTAAATTGAAAATGTTGGAATCTGCTAGATTTATTGCATATGTTGATGTGGTAACTGTTGCAGTATTTACATATTCTTTGTATGCTCGTAATTGAACACTTTGTAGAGCAGCCGCTGATGAATTAGCTGAATTAAAAGCAGCCTGTGCAAGAGTGGTAGCAACGTTAGCTTGTCCGTAACCAGATGTGGAAAATGTTTCAACTACGGTCAATCTTGTGTTCTGTGTAGCATTTGTCGTAACGGAAAGATTTGCTGTTTCAAAAGCAGCTTGAGCTAATATTGTAGCCGCATTGGCCTGAGCAAATGCCGGTTGAACTTGTGGAAATACGTTGTTAGCAGCTGCAAATGAGGCATTAGCATGAACAAAAGCTGCATTGGCATGTGTGTATGCCGAGAACGTAATATTATTAGTTGCGTTAGCCTGTGAGTATGCTGAGTGTGCATACTGATTAGCTGCATTGGCTTGTGAGTAACCAGAAGCAGCATAGGTATCTACAGCTGTAATTCTAGTGTTTTGCCATGTATCAACACCTTGAATAATAATGGTATTGGATTGTGCTGAATTGGCAGTAAGATATGCTGCATTGGCATGATTAAAGCCAGAATTTGCGTGCTGATAGGCACTTTGAGCATATCTTTCTGTATTTGCTACATACAATGTTAAAGTTACATTTGTTGTATTTGCAAACGCATATGCTCCATGAGCATAGTTATTAACAGTATTGGCATAATCATAAGAAGCATTTGCATGTACAAAGGCTGCATTTGTGGCATTGTAATTTGCTTGAGCATATCTTAATATGGTATTCGCAGCAAACGATGTTGCTACGTTAAATGTGTTGGTTGATAAAACAGAATTATCTACATGCTTTGTTGTAATAATCTGGTTATATGTTGTTGTATTAGAACTATTGACATCTCGTAAGTCCCAATACGAATTTGCATCATTCCAACGAATTTCAGCATTCATTGACGCTGGGCTCATACCAGAACGTCTATTAATCACCAAATAAGACGATTGACCGTCATTTGTTCCTGTATTTGCTCTGAGTGTAAATGTGTTGGAATCAGTAATTGTTACACCGTTAATTGTGAAGTTACCACCAACAGTTAAACCACCAGTAATCGATACAGTACCATCAACTGTACCACCACCAGCTGCAAATTTTGTATTTGCTAAATCAAAAGCTGCATTGGCGTGAGTGTAACTTCCGTTAGCATGATTGAAAGCAGCTTGTGCTAATACGTTGGCTGCGTTAGCTTTACTAAATCCTGTGTTTGCATGTAAGAATGCAGCATTTACATAAGCACTATTTAAAGTGTTAACATTAATTACAGAAGATGTTACTGTATTGGCAATAACACTATTGATGTTTGCAAAACCATTGATTGTTGCATTATTTGAAACTAATAATCCAGTACCAGTGCTATTTGCTGTTATTAAACCACTAAAAATTGATGGACCAGCATTTGTTAGTCCTAGTGTTGTGTTTGTAAAATATACTTGTTGGTCTACACGAAGGTTGTTTTGTATATAAGCAGAAGAACCTGTTCCTTGAACTTGTAATTGGCCAGCAATCACAGCCACATTGGCAACCTGTAAACCTAAACTTGGATCATTTAAATAAAGTGTTCCAGTAGGTTTAACATAATTGTTTGCTGCCAAATCATTATTTTCTTTTGCAAGATTATTGGTTACAGATACCCAATCTTCAAAAGTATTATTTAAATTTAATAAAAAAACTGTGTTAGCCATTTAAATTCCTATGTATTATTTTTCTAACATTGAAAATATTTTATTTAACATCTGTTTCATCTCACCAATGTCAGATTTTAAAGAATCAATATCTTTTTTCATTTCTTGTTTCTTTTTGTAATCCAATAGTGCAGCAGCATTAGTATTTAATATAGCTTTACTATCCATGTCTTTTACCAAATTGGCGTGTTCTTGAACTTTATATAATCTCATAGTTATGCCGTTGCGATTGCTCTAAAATTCTTAATTCTAGGAACTATTGCTGGATTGTCAGAATACATCACAATCTTAATAGCAAACACTTTAAAGTTTGTATATACTGAACCAGTAGAAACATCACTATATGTAATGTTTAGTGCCTGATAGGTATCTGTTGTATAATCACTTACTCCAGTAGACTCTAAACTTCCACCAACAGTAAATTTAGGATTCATCAATACATATGGTTGACTATCAAAACTGTTTTGGTCATTTGAGTTCAAAACTTTATAGTACACTTCAATCTTTGTTCCAGGTCTACGATTTACATCTAAAAATACTGTTAAACCAGATGAATCAAAGTTATTATTAAGTGTTACTCGTTTTGTTATATATTTAGCAATACTTCCATTGTTGCCAAAGCCAGGTAAAAGTTCTAATGCAGTATTTGATGATTCATTGACATAATTAGTAATATTATTTTTTACCAATATTGCATTGAGTCGTTCTAGATCAACAACAGGAGATGTCCATTTATCAACGTTTTCAATTGTTGAACGAATGATAATATTACCATTTGCTGAGTGAATTTGTCTTGTATTGAAAACGTTATTCTCATTTGCAAACACATTTACTTCACCAGATTGAACTGAAGTGCCTTTGTCAACAGTCAACATTTTATAACCAACAGAACCATAATTACTAAATGTTAAATCTTGAGTCATTAGATTTAATAAATCATATTCAATTGCTGGGTTTGAAGCTATTGAAGTTGTATCAAATGTTCCTCGACCTCCAGCAAAATCACATATATTTAATTTAAATGCTAATTGTTCATTTGGTGCGGCAACCCAAGTTGAAGCATTCTGTGACCTGAATAAAGATCCACTATATGTTACTTGTGAAACAATTCTATCGGTGCCAAATTGAGTTTCACCAACTTTAGAAGCATACACATTATAAAGTTTTGAATCGGTTGCCAACATTAATGAATATTGACCAGGTTTCAAATAGATTGGATTACTAAATGTAAATGTTGTTGGTAATCCAAGAGCTTGTTCTATCAAAGTTTGATCTGGTACAACAATATCGTTTGGATTCAAATAAACGACTGAATCAGGAATATCCGTTTCAGCATCAGGATATCCATTAACAGTTGGTCGAATACGAACACTAACAGGAGAAACAGGATCCTTTGTAGCAAAGTGTATATCTACAGATGAAATAAACACACCTCTTGGGAATTGAATTGGATTAACAAAGAAGTTTTGTGATAACGGATCAATTCCATCCAATGCACAATTACCAACTGAACCTTTTGCTGTAGAGTATTGTGATGAATTACTTGGGTCAGTAGCAAACTGGCCAGCTAAAGTTACTAATTCTTCTGGACCATATTGTGCAACAATATCTCGTATCTTTGCAACAGTATTTGTTTCCCAAGTCGCATCACCAGCTAAAGCCAACTGATATGCGTGCAAATAAACGGCTGCCATTTGCGTTCCTGTTGGTATAGATCCTGTAGCCGCATACAAAGCACCATATAAACCATCGTTTGCAGAACTGGTGCCTGTACCAAAACTGTCAGTAATACCGATTAATAAATCAGAATTTGCAGCCGTCACACCACTTGTTAACATTAGATTTTGTATTTGTGATGTTATTAATGCTTTACCTTCTACAAAACTTAATGAAGTATTGTTATAGGCATCAGCAACAAAAGCAGCAGCTGCAGTAACAGTTGATGATGTAGTTGCTTGATTATACATTGTGAAACTTGATTGAGTTCCAGTAAATGTATAACCATTTTGAGTTGTTGATGTTCCGGATAATGTGCCTCCAGTACCACCAGATGCACCTGTTAAATTCAGAACAGTTTGACCTGTTGTGCTGCCGGTTCGAACTGTTATACTTGCAGTGAAATCAGAAACACCAGGAATTGTGCTAACAATAGGAACAGTAAATGTTGTGTTCGAACCGGCAGCAGAATTCAAATATGCATAAATCGATGCACTACCACCATATATCTGTGTTGATGGTCTAATAGCAATACCATAAGTTCCTGGACCTGGTGTTGGTGCAGGAGGAGGTGGTGGTAACACCACAGCTGGCGGTGCCGGTGGAGTTGGCGGTGGCACCGGCTTAATTGGAGGCGGTGGTGGAGGTGGAATCTGTGGAGTTGTTACTGGAGGTCTTGTGCTAACAACATCTTCATTTGTATCCAATAATCCTTTTGCTGTGAATATTGCTTTAGCATATGTTTGTGATCTAGAAGGATTTAAGAAGTTGTCTGTAAATTCAACAGATAAAGCACCCGTTGGGAAATGAACCAATCGATCATTTGGTATCAATATTGTACCAGATGCTTCACCATGAATATTTGTTACAAGTTCTGCACCAGTAAACGAAGATTGTCTAATTCTCAAAACTGGAGCCACAGCATAAGATGATGTTGTTAAAGATACGTTTGCAGTAGTTAAATCATAACCACGGCCGTTTTGTAACATTCTAACATTCGTAATTGCACCGCCAGAAACGTTAGCTCGAGCAATTGCAGGAATTGTGTTAGCACCAGTAATCGATACAATAGAAAGGTCATTTCCATTAGTTAATCCTGATCCACCATTTACAATATCAATAAATGGAACACTTGATGTTGAAGTGTAAGTTGGAGTAACATATGCATCAATACAAACACCATTCATAAACACATGTAATAAAGTGTTTGGTGCCATACCATAAACAGTAAATTCAAATGGTTTACTTCTTGCGTAAGGAACAACTGCATTAGAAACTACTTTAGTTGTTCTGATTGATGAACGCACACCAGGCACAGACATCCAAGACATTGTTTGTCTAAATTTTACAGTACTAGGTGTTGTATAAGATGGTCGACCTGATTGAGCATCTCTTGCTGTAGTGATTACACTTTCTCTTTCTGCTAGTCTTGATAAAGTGGCTGATGATGTGCCAGACCAGTGTATGTCCCAATCTTCCCATGTCTGAGATTTTAATCCTACAATATCAACAAAATTTTCCCAGGCAGAAGTTTGTTGTGTTTTATATGTAACAATTGGTTGAGTTTTTGTATCATACCAAACATCACTTGAGGGGGTTAATTGAGCGTAACCAATAAAACGACTGAGCTCAAATGGATTAATATTAATAATTTGTGTTGCAACATTTTGAAATACCATAGGTACTTCATTATAAGAAAATGTTACAATATTATTTTTAAGGAACAAATAATTGTTTTGTTTTCCTGGTGTTAATTTAAAAGCACCTTGAGTGGAAACAGTAAAATAATCAGCCACATTTGATGTAAATGTAGGTCTTAAACATTTTTCGAATGTATCAATGGCACAAGCATAATCTGGATTTGCAGTATCACCAACAGTATGGCTAGTAAAACTATCAACTAAAAATCCATTTTTAAATAATATGTTTTCATTATTTTCATCCGTAATATCTGATCCCGTTACTTCTTTTTCCAATAATGATAATGAAGTGTAATATTCTAAATTACCAATTCTTTTATCCAAAACACCAATATCACGCATTGTATACCTTCTTAGATCGGAAGGTGTGATAATGACTGTATTGCTACTAAACGTATATGGAGGATATTCTAAAGTAAACAATGTCATTGTTCCTGGAATATCAGCTGGCACAACTGGATTAATGTAAGAGCTTACACCACGAATAGTTTTAAACACTCCTGTTGGATATAATACAATTTTATCTTTACGACCCAAATAATAATTATAATCGGTGTAAATATTCTCGTATGGTGCAGGTATTTGATATGTACTAAATGTTGAAACACCAACACCATCATCTCTGCGAGGTCTAAAATCAATTATATCTCGTAAATTATAATTTGATCCATACTGTGGAGATGTAAATGATGGAGTATCAGAATAATCAACAGGATAAGAATCTACTGTGAAGAAACCTGTACCACCAGAGTGTGTGAAATGATCAAATACAACAACAACGTTACCTTGAGCAGATCCAGTTAAATTTGTAATTGTACCGTGGTCGTAGAAAGCATCTTTTTGTCCATCGTTTAAGTAGTATTCATCGATGCTATTTGTGATTTGTGTCCAATATGCTGTTTGTGTTTCTGGATTTCGATTAATATTACTGGTAGTTAACGATACATAAACGTTACTATCATATACAACTGCACTATCGGAGTTGTAAGTGGTATATTCAGACCAGTTACCGAGATAAGTTGCTGTGTTACCTAATTCATATACACCTTTGAAATTATAAATGTCTGCCACACCTAAACTAACTGGTGTACCAATTGTATTTGCCGAAGCTAAAACTGCGGTATCGTACTGAATAACTTTATTCTTAATGGAATCACCCACCACGCTGATGGTAGCATAGATTGTAGCAGAACCATTAAATCCTCCACCAATGTTGATGGTCGCCTGTCCTGCTGAAACCCCAGAGTTGGAGATACTAATACTAACATTCGCCTGATCCATTGGTATAAATGTACCAGTCGCATAACTACCACTAGCAGAAGTGGTAACTACAGCAAAATTTAATTGACGTTGAGCTGCAGGAATTGAACCAGAACCACCAACAAAATCTTCATTGCTACCATTTGTGTTAATGGTATACGAACCATTTACAAACGTTGGAGCACTAAAGAATCTACGAGTTTCATAATTAATATTATTTACGTTTGCAATATTATTTTGCGGTAAAGCAAATATTAATGAATTGTAATTACTATCAACTAATGTATATGGTGAAATTGTGTTTGCTGAGAATGTGACGGATGTATAACTATTCGCTGCACCAGGAATAATCATTGAACGAACATTGGAAAATGGATTGCTGTTCAAACCAACATTAAACAAAAATGCTTTGTATTGTGAATTTTGTCCGGTATCACTAGAATAATCAAAGTTACGAATTCGAGCGGTACCAATTTTTGTTGCTGAAGTTGCTGCACCAAATGCGGCATTGTGTAGTTCAACTTGAACACCTTGTTGAAAGTTTATAATTGAACCATTTAAATTTTTAATCAAAGTATAATTTCCATAATAAGTGGAAATATTTTGATCGGTCAAACTTTCTGTATCTCTTGCCTTTTCTAATTCATATTGTGTTGGAGCAATTTTTTCAACACGAAATCCATTAATGTATGCTTTACCCGTTGAAATAGCTGCAGGCATCACATTGGCTTCATTAAAATAATCTTGTATTGATAGTGAAAATGGATTTACAAAGAAATCACCAGATTGATCGTAAATACCACGAGCAATCGATTTTTGTACTTCTGAAAATATTGGAGTGTCATTGATTGATTCAATAACTCCAGCATTAATTCGAACTAACTCAATAAACTTATTTGTTGTTAAATTAGTAACCTCTTGTGTGCTAGTGTATGGTTTGTAAACCAAAGTTAATGATATTTTATATCGATCAGCACCAGGAGCTTGATAATTGGAAGCACCAATCGCAGGATCTAATAGAGAAGAATCTGTAAACGTATCTACAATTTCATCTTCAACTTCAAAACCAACAACAACAGATGGAAAAGCATTTAATTGGTCAGGAATAATACTTGATGCCACATGGCGAACAAAATATCCACTAGTAAACCAAACACCATCATCAACAGAAACTTCCAATGCACGAACTGATGCTTTTTTGTATACTGTAACGGTAGCGTCAGTTAAATCTTGTGTTAATGGTGTATTGATGGTAATCGAATTGACACCGGTAATGGCTGTAACATAAGCGTTCAAATTAATTGATGTCATAACAATGTTGTCACCAACACTAATGCTAGCAGAAGAAACACTTAATGATTTAGATAAAAAAGTACCAGTTACAAAACGTGAAAAATTTGTTTCTGTAATTGCTGTGGCTGTATATGTTGGAGCAATGTCATAACCCATAACAGAGTTTAGAGCATCATTCTTTGAATCAAAAAATTTAATTGTTTCACCAGATGAAAATGCTTTATTGTTATTTGTGTTGATCGATTTAGTTCTGATATAAAGATTTATATCATCAACTGAAATAACTCTAGTTACAAATTTTGACGTAACACCAACAGCATAATAACCAACATAATTTAAAATATCTTCTGAAGTTGTGCCTGTTGTTAACTTACAGGTAATAATGTTTGTATCAACAAAAATGTTTCCGCCAGTAACTTTTGATCCATCAACATAGATGCCAGCACCAAACTTAGAAATTTGGTCTTGTAGTATTGTTTGAGCTTGAGTTAATTCTCTGGCTTGAACCGCAAATCCAGGTTTAAAAAGAATCCGATGGAAATTTTTAGTGTCATCGAAATCATCATAGTAAGGGTCAACGTTGAAATTTAAAGCCATTTTTTTCCTTTAGTAGCCTAATACAATCTTAAATTGTTCTATACCATCTTCACTTCTTGTTATTCCTGTTCTGTTCTCAATAAAAGTCATATATCCAGACTGTGGTACAAAGTTTGGTGTACTATATGTTAACAGAGTTCTAACGGTGCCTGATACTGATCCATGAACTGAATCATTATATGCTAATGTTCCTTCTGTATTTATTAGCTTTAATGTATTGGTTCCAGAGTCAAAACTCAAAACTGTTCCAATAAAATATGCGTCAGCCAGTGAAGTTCCTTGATAAACAATTTCATCATTAGTATATGCACCTTGGCCAGAGGCAACAACCAAGTCAGTAGTTGTTTTGTATATTTGACCATTTGCTGGATTTGGTGACAATTCTCGTGTCGTGGGGTTCACAATAATGCCCAATTGATGATAGTCAATATCAATGGGTATGTTGCCATTCTCACTAGCATTGAATTCCACAGCAACCATTACTTTAGTACAACCAAGTTCAGAAATAGGATCATAAGCATGGCCAGAAATTGGTGAAACTGGACAAATAGCTGTTGCATTTGAACCGATAGCCGAAACGATAGCCACATTGGCGTAAGTGTAGTTTGTACCCGGATTGGTAACAATAACATCAGCAATTTCATCACCATCAATCTCAGCAGTTGCAACCGCACCAGTTCCGTCACCAGTTATTACAACAGTAATGGCTGCATTTGACGGATCGTATCCCGAACCACGATTAGTAATATTGATGACTGGAATATCACCTGTTCCTGAATCACTATTTAAAGGATTTGGAATGGTTGTACCAACAGGTACAGGAATCCAGTTACTATCTAAGAATTTAACTCGCAGACCATCATCAATGGTATACATGTACTTCCATTTGTAATCATCCGAACCTCTAAAAATATTATCCGTACCATATGTTCCCGGTTCAAAGTAAGGTTCTACTGTTGATGGAGAATCGTTATTGTTCCATAAACATTTAAAAATCTGGTCATATCTATTTTTAACATAGAACTTATAATTAGCAAATCCATTTTCATCAACATCGAAAATATCAACGTCATCTTGATAGTAATCGTAGGTAATTCCTGAAGTCCAATCAACTCGTGGTATAACAGGACTAATATCGTTTGATGTTATCTTTTTGGCCACAAACATATTTTTAAATGTTCGTTTAATATATTTTACATCTTGTTGTGGTATTGGTGGATTATCTTCATCGTCCCAAGGATCAACTTTAGAAAGAAAACAATACATTGAGGTTAATACTGAAGATATATTAGGAGGAACAACAGCCACCGGTGAAAAGTAAAACTGCTCAACCGTAGTCTGTTTTGAAAAAGTTGTTAATAGTGTTTTATTGGCCATGATTTATTTATTAAGCGTGTTGGACTGTTACAAATGTATTTGCTAAATCACCATCAATACTGAAATATCTTAGGTATGCAGAACTTGTTGATGGCATTGTAAATGTTGTTGCATTTTCTGATGAATTAATTGATGAACAACCGTGTGTAATAGTTCTAGTTAATCCACTCGTATTGGTTAACCAAACTTCAACCACTTTACCAAACACAAAATTTGAAAGTGTAAATGTCAAGTCAGCTGCTAAGTTGGCTTTAATAATCACATCACTCGAAAAATCAATTGTAATGGCCGTTTGATTACCAACAGGTAATCTTGGTGTAAAGATAAATCCTTTTTCTGGTTCCACGACACCAGTAAAATAAACAGAATCGGCATTAAATGAAGCAATCTCATTAACAACATTTGAACCTGTTGGTGTATTCCAAAATCTTATTCTGGAACCACGATTTGTGTCTGAATGATTTTCGGTGGCCACAAAATCGATTCTTGCATCACCAAAGGGTGCATATCCTGTATCGCCATAAGAGTTACCAGCAATACGCAACAGAATATCATTGTTCTGTGTTGGTGCTGGTGTGTCTACTGTACCTCTGGCATTTCTACCAGCAATGATAGGGTATGCTGTATTTGAAGTGCCAAAAGAATCAATCAACACTCTAGCTGGTACATTTGCTTTATTGGTCAATTGCATTAGTGTGCCGGCTTGTGTTGGAGTTTGTGAACTTCCTGCGGCCGTGATTCTAAAGGCAGCTTCTGATGCTGAGAAATTTGAATTAGCTAAAACCAGTGTGCCGTTGGCAGTTAAATCACCAGATATGTTGAAATCACCAGCAGTAAACACACCAACAGTATTTGCAATTGCATTATTAGCAATATAATATGCACTATTAGCTAAAGCATAAGCCACATTGCCTTCATCAAAAGCCACATTAGCATGTTCGTAAGCATTGTTTGCGTGAATAAATGCTACATTTGCTTTCTCGTGCGCAGCATTTGCATGACCATAACTTGCTGTTGAATAAGAGAACGGAGCGGCCGCAGTAATTTGTGTGGTATTATCTGGGAATTTTATACTGCCATTCGTGTTGAATGTCCAAAGATTACTTGCAACATTGATATTAACTTTTCCGTAACCAGAATTACCGGTACCTGGAACTATATTAACGTCACCGCCATAACCACTAACTGCACCACCTGAACCTGTTGTAATATTGATAGAACCACTATTACCTGTACTGACTTCATCACCAGTTAAAAGTGAAAGGTTTTTAAAGTTGCCTGTACCTGTTTCAGTTCTAATTAATCCGTTTGCAGAAAAACTCAATCGATGAACAGCAGTAAGAATATTGGCTGTAATTGTTTGTGGGCTTGTTAAACTAAATCCAAACGTAGCATTGGCCACATTCGCCAAAGCATTATTGGCTTTTAAGAATGCTGCATCAAGGCGAGTTGTGAGTGATGTTTCTTGTATTGAGTTATCACCAAAAATAATATTATCAACATAAACGTTACCAGTAACAACAAGGTCATCATTAATATCTACTTGATTAAAGAAATTAAACTTGTTGGCATTAAAACGACCAACAATATTATTTGATTGTGTACCACCAGCAATTAAAACAACGTTTGCATTAGATGAAGCGGTACCAATAACTAAATTACCACGATAGTCGTTGTGTGATGGACCATGTGAGTAAACATAACCATCATAAGGTAACATAGAAGAATAAACTGGATCATTGAAACCTGGTCCATTAATACCCATATCAATATAGTTATTTGAACCACTACTATTGTTGGCTGATGCTACAAAATCACTGGAACCCACACCATCAAAGTTTTGTAGGTTAATTTGAATAAATTTACTACTAGTGTTGGTAAACTGTGCAACAACATTTTCTAATATAATTGGATTAGTACCAACGTTTAGTACATCTCTGGAATATAAACCACTTGCCAAAGTCCGAACTGAAATTTTACCAGTTAATCCTGAAACCAAATCTACACCAGCTATCAGAGTTTTCTCTGTGTTAGCATTCAACTGTGTTATAAAAGGTAGTTGTGATATTTTTACTGTTGACATTTATATTACCCTAATATGATTAATCGATCATCTTCCGTTATTAAAGATTGTCCATCTTCTGTTGTGAGTTCTGGATAGAACTGAATTCCAACAGGTCCAAATATTCGAATTGCTCTGGTTGATAAAGTTCTTTTGACAGACAATAAGACATTACTTGCATTTCCAGTCAAAGTACCAGACAATGTGATTACACCGGTTCCATAATTAACATTGGAAACTTGAATCGTATCATTGTTGGCATTGTTAATTCTTATGGTATCACCTGAGAATACGATATCTTCTAGTTTGTTTCTAGTATTACTATAATTTCCATTATTAACTATATCGTAAGAACCAGTCAAGGTTCGTATATTTATCGTGTTTGAATTGACATTTCCAGAAACATAGGCGACATTTGCATAAGTTAATAAAACATTATCTTTAAGGTAAACGGTATTTGATGTATAATCTACATGAATTACCTCGGAACGTACATTTGGACCATTTGATGGTGTCAATTCGACCACAGAATTTGACTTAACCGATAAATTATCACCGGTCGAGAATATGAATTCTGCAATGTTTGCACCAACCAAATCTGAGAACGTTATGATATTATTGCTTCGGTTATTAAAATCAGTAACTATAGTGGCTAAAGATGGTTCTCCAGTATAATTAGCAATTGGTCTACCTGTAAAGAGTAATGTTTCTTCTGTAACGGTAAAATTAGAATTTGCTCTTAGAGCATACCTACCCAAAACTTTCATTCCGGCTGGATGTAGAAGTCCTAATAGTGTTTCTCTGTATTTTGCTATCTCTTTTTCTACAGTAATTTGGTAGGTGTAATTGTTGAAGTTTTCACTTTGTAATACGTCAAAAGAACTTAACTGACCTTTTTTATCAAGATATTGTCCTTGACTAAAAACGAGACCATTTAAAAATCTTGTGTTTGCTCTTGCACGACCATTACCATATGTTTTAATACCACTTGAATTATAACCCGAATTATAAGCTACGTTAGCCATTCTCAAATTAATATTTTGATCTTCTGTGCCAACTTTAATATTTTGTTTTGTGTTTGCTGAACCAGAATAATTGAAGACTCTCAAATTATACAAAGTATTAGCAGGATTTGCATCTGGTGCTAAAAGTGAAATAGATTCAACTAATGCAGAATAAAAAGCAGTTGCAACGTTGCTTCCTTGATAAGCTACATCACCTTTTTGTGGAATATTTAAAATACTTACATTTGATACAGCAATGTCTTGGACTTTTAACGAAATGATTGGTGTTGAAACATAATCTTCACCATTACTGTTTAGTTTAATTTTAGACACAGCACCAATACTGGTTGTGTTAGCCTCAAATACTGCACCATCACCTAAAATACCAGAAACAGTTATCAAAGCATTGGCTGCATTTGCATTTGCTGATACAACACTTAAAGTTGGTAATGCAGTTAATCTATACCCAAGACCACCTTTTGGATAAAGTTGTTCACCATAAACATAAGCAACATTAGTGATGGCACCATTAGCAGCAACAGTAATCACATTGGCATATGCACCATAACCAGAACCACCCGAAAATACGATTCTGTCATTTGCTTGATAACCTCTACCAGCATTTTGAATTGTCATTGAAGCAAGAATACCTAAAAATTTTAAATCACTATAATTATTTGATGTAACAGGATCACTATTGTTTGTAAGATACAATGCTTTTGTCGTGATGTCTGGTGGTGAAGAAAAACCTCCGCCACCATTAGTAACTAAAACAGAAGAAATGGGGCTAACTGTAACTGTTTGAAAATCTAAAGAGTTGTATATTGTTGACTGTATATTTGTGGTATAACTTTTGAATCCATAATTTGGTACACCAATTTGAATTCCTGATTTGGTTGCAATAGCATTGTTTGCAATTAAAACTTGTGAAGCTTTAGTTGGATCTAAAGAAGCCACCGCAGCAGATGCACCACCAGTAGGTGTAATAGTAATAGGAGATTCTAAAGTGTAACCAAAACCACCATCAATAACATTGATTGATTGTATTGATCCTGTTGTTACAGTTTCTACTTCTGCATTGGCACCAACTGGAAATAAAACATCTTCATTCAGACCACCATAAACAACTACTGGATCACCTGGTTCATAAAATAAACCACGAGCATTTGGATTAATTATTATACTACTAATTTGACCAACAATCTTAGCTCTTAATGGTTGACCACCAAATAAAACATCTTGATTGTTTGCATCAACTACACGAACAAATTCTCCAGATTCAAATAATCTTTGAATGTTGGAAAGAAACACTTCAGTTTTGTTTCCTGCCACGACAGAATTTTCTATTGTGGCAATTGCTCTAGAAATTTCACCTAATAATCTATATTGTTTAATATTCAATAAATTATCATTAAGTGATGCAAGTTTAAGACTTTTTGCAACGTACCAACTACCAGCAGAAGCTCTTAATACAGATTCTTTTGTGTAATATACATCAAAATCAGAATTGTATAAAATCTTAAACAAGAATTTATAAGAAGCTGGAGTGCCTTTTGCTTGATAAAACTGTTTAGCATATTTTACTGCTCGAGCTTTATCAATTAATAAATCTTTTGGAAAGAAAGGTAAAAAATCATTGACAAAGTAATCAATGAATTCTGATGTTGTATTATCAATATCTGTGTAGTTTAATATATTTTTTGAACGATTTGTAACACCACCTTCTTGTTCCATCCATTCATAATATGCTTGTAGGAACAATACAAAATTAGCATATGCGGGATCGTCCCGAATATATGCAGGAAGTTGATACGGTATTAATAAAGAAGTTTTTGTGTTATCTGGAATCATTAAAAGTTTGTTCTAGGTATAACATTGACGGTGATAGCGTTTGCATCATATTCATCAATTGTAATAATTCTATTGTAAGATGAAGATATTGTTGAAACTGTTGGTGTTGCTGTGACTGTCAATAAACCAAATTCATTGTTTACACTAACGGGACTAAAAGCATCCAGAGTGATGACACCATTATCATATTCAATATTTCCAATGTTATCACTTAAAACAGTTTTAGCGTTGTTATTGTTGTTATAATATGTTCTTAGTGTACCATATTTGCCTTCCAAATTAACAACTAATGCCGCTAATTGGCCCGTAGTATCGCCTGGTTGAGGAGTTACTGCTGCAATTGCACTTGTGTAATTGTTACCGGTATTTGTAATTACAACATTCTTAATACTTCCACTAGCTAACACAGCGGTTGCTGTTGCACCAGATCCATCACCTAGAATATCAATTTTTGGTGCATACTGATAACCATAACCAGGATTAATAACAGAAATCGATTCGACACCATATGTGGCCACAGGAACTTCATCAATGTACACATTATTGATTGTTCTTTGTGGATTTGCTGGGTCAATATATTGTAACGTTGGTGAACTGCTTGTACCGGATTGAAACAAACCTCTTTGTAAAGGAACATTATAATATAATTTATATGTTGTTGGTGTTGAAAGGCTTGGATAAAATTTCTTTTGTAGTTTTATTTTATAATCACTGGTAATTACTGCATTATTAAAAGATTGAATGGTTGTCAATAATTCATAACTACTAAAAGTTGAGTTAAATGTGTTAAGTGTCCTTCTACCAAATGCCGCTATGGCATTTCTTACACCATTTTGCATCTCTGAAGCAGACAATGATGTTTTTGTTGGATCATAATAAACATTGACATCCAATTTGATGTATGTGTAATCAGGATCAACAATTGTAGGCGTAACAGTCAACACACTAATAGGTTTAATAACATCGTCTGCAATCTTTTGTTTTTGAACTTGAGTTAAACTGTAACCACCTGTTGGTTTCAAAGAAATAAACACTTGGCCGTAAACTGGTGGATCGTTTTCTTCTCCGCCCCAAACATTGACCGCATCAAAAGAAAAACCTAAACTATTTTGTTGAATTGCTGAAATATAATCATTCTTAGAAACCGCTCTGTTTTGTGCAGAATACGATTTAACAGATTGATATTTGATTGATTCTATAGTTTCTTTAGATGATCCTTGAGAAGCTTTTACTCTCGGTTGAATTGAAACTGATGTGTAACCAAGAACACGATCCATTAATAAGAAGTTGTTTGCACCTGTGGCTCTGTTACCATCTGTAGCAATATAAGATACTGTAACAATGTTACCATCACTCAGCTCTTTTCCTAAAATGTCATCACCAAAAGAAATTTCATAGTTTCCATTGTTTAACTCTTGTAAAAAATAAACTTTAGATTCTTTATCGAGTGTCAAATAATTTTCAGCTGATTGATAAACATCATAAGAAGTATTACCACTACTCTGTTGAACCATAACTTTTAATGTTGTAGTGTCAATCAAAGTGTTTGTTAATTCAAATTTTTTCTTTGGATTGGTAGTTCTGTTGACTGTATATCGGTGTGTAATAGGCGTACCTTGTTTCAATTCAACATTTGTAAAAGACGCAGTGTTGCTTGATACCGCCACAGTAGATGCATCGGTCGTTACAAAATTATAGTTTACACCATTAATTGCCTCAGACAAAAAGTTGGTAAATTTTGGTAAAGTAAAAGAACTATTTGCAACACCATTAAAATTTATATTAACAAATGCTGCGGGTGCTACGGAAGACCTTGGCACATAGTTTAACAGTTTGGCGTGAGAAACAACGGAACCTCTCTGTAGTGCACTATCCAAGAACATTTCATTGGCCACCATATTCAAATAGAATGAATTGTAGTGTGTATTATAGGCTAATATGTCCAACAAGACGGACATTGTTGAACCCTCAAAATTATAGTCTTTGAGTGTATCTTGTGATTGAAGAAACTGTATAAAGTTTCTTTTAATATTACTGAAATCTAAATCAGCAATTTGTATATTAGAATTGGCTGTTGCCATTATCTTGACCTTTCAAGAAGTAGATTAACTGCAGTCGGCAAAGTATTGTTTCCTATAAGAAAAGTTAAAGTAACTTTAAAAGCATTTCTATCCGGTGAAGGATCCACAACAATGTCTTGTATAGTAACCCTCGGTTCAAAATTATTAATCACGTTTCTAATTTCTGCTTTGATTAATCCAGCAGTTAAAACTGTGATTGGTTCAAATAATAATGTATCGATGTTTGAACCTAAAGTAGGTTGAAACAATCTTTCATAAAAATTAGTCAATAACAAATTTCTAACCGAACGAATGACTGCTTGCTCATCAAAACTTAAAGCTACGTCATTGGACACGGGTAGCCTTCTGAAAGTCAGATCCAAGTCAGAATATAGTTTTTTAATTGTTGCCATTTAATATTTATGTCGTTAAAATTGATTAAAATATTCAAAATATGAAGGTGGAGGAACAACTACAGGAGGTTCTGTGACAGGTATTACAACATTATTATTTGCAATATCGGTTTTAATCGTTTCTGTGCCTATGTAATTGTCAATTAAATATGACTGAGTTGAGCCTATATTGTTTAAATTGTCTATTTTAAAGTAATCATTTAAAAGGCTTACTGAGTTTCCATAAAAAGTCCAATCATGTGACCATCTGGTATAAAGAAAACCATTTAAATTATCAACCACATTTTTAATAGATGTGATTGCCGAAGATGATAAGTTTGTGGTGTTGCTGCTTACAGAATTAATATAAATCTGGCAATTACTGCCTAACGATACATTATTTGCATTTAGTTCTGGTTCTATAAAAATACTTGTAAATGATCCCATAGCAGGTAAACTATTGGCCATACCATCAGTTTTATTTAATATTGTTAATAACATTTGACCGGTGTCTATGGCTGTTGAATAACAAGGAATAGTATTAGAAGCAGTTGTTTCAGCAACACCAGAAACGTTATCTGTATGAGATTTAAATCTATCAATTTGAATCATACAATTAAATGAAGAATTTAATAAAGCTAAAGAATCACTATCAATTACAGATAATGTTGATATGGATGTTATTAAATTTGAAAGATTGGCACCAAAATTATCACAAACATTGGCGACAGGATTAATAAAATATTTTGTTGTGATTACATTGTTATTCGCCAAATCATTAAGTTGCCAATCTGATAACTCAATATCTGTTGCTGCGTCTGAAATAGTATTTACAGATTCTTCAGACAAAGTTGTGCCGGCACCAAATTTGGTTTGATCAAAATTAAATTGTAATCTATCAAATAGTGATGTCATTTATTATGGCATTCTTTGATTAGGTGGAGAAGTTGCGCCTTTTGGTGCACTGTGGTTATGGCCATTGAATTTTGCTCGAGTTGTTTGCATTGATCCTTGAGAATCTTTTACTACACCACCTTGAACAGTATTTGTTCCTGTTACCATTGGTGATAATACTGAATCGTTGGCAACAACTTTACCTGCAGGATTTTCATAGCCAGGTACTGTGAATCCAACATTCACACCGCCAATTGAATCTATTCCGCCTTGTGAGAATACTTTGTAACCACAAGTCAAGTTTGTTGTTGCATTAACAGAACCACCACTGGTTATACTACCTGATACAGCCAAATCTCCTTTGATTGTCAGAGCATTTTCACAAGAGAATGTTATATCTCCATTTTCACCCCCAGCGTCTATATTAATTTCTTTTGCAGCAACTATATCAATGTTACCATCCGAATTAATTTTAACATCACCAGCAACCTGTGAATATAATTTACCATCAATTTGTGAATAACAATCACCAACAACATGAAGTTTAGAATCACCATAAATTTCTATGTTACAAGTACCTTTGACAACAATATTTCTGTCCCTCATATAAACAGAGAAACCATCTCCCAAAACAATGTGTTCTGTGGAACCGTCAGGTAACATTTCATAAAATGTTCCTGTTCTATGTTGAGTTCGAATTCTCTCGTTCTCTGGTGTATCGTCCATCATTTGTATGTGACCAGATTCCGTTTGTGTCATATTCACATACGGATATTTTCCTGGTCTTACATCATGCTGTGTATACCAAATACTAGTGTTATTCGCTTGTTCTGCCATGACTTACCTTATAGTATTTTTTTAGCTTTTTTCTTACTCGTTGGTCCCGAGCCAGAAAATGTAGAGGCTAATAAAGCAACACTTGTTCCTAATAATAAAGCACTACTAGCTACTGAAGCAGCACTAGTTAATGTTTGTTTTGTTTGTTTCAATAAACCACCAAGTTCAGAACCAGAACTTTTGTTTGAACCACTACCACCAATTTTACTAACAGAAGCTGAAGCGGCTGCTTTGCCTGCTGAAATCAGTTTAGCTAATATTTTGGCCATCAAAAGAACAATAGTAACAGGTAACGCTTTAATAAAAGCTATGATTTGATTAATTTTCATGGCAACTGTTGCCAACATTTTAAAGAAGTTATCAATCGTTTTTAACAGTTTATTTATTAGTTTTAATTTGGCTCGAACCCATTTAATTGCTTCACTTAATTGTGTGTTGATGGCACCGCTTTTTGATTCATTTAACTGTTTACTTTCGGTGCTGTCCCTTTTAGTTCGAACTGTGTTTCTTACCGCTGTGTGTTGAGTTCTTACATATTGTGGTAATGTAACTTTAGGATCATCAATAGACATCGTATGATAGTTTGTAAAAGAAACTACTGTGCCGTTTCTATGACCTCTGGACAATTCCGGTGTTGTCGGCCGACCAGGAACATCCAAACGATCACCAACCCATAAAGGCTTTGGTGGATTAGTTTCCACAACACTATTGTATTTACTCTCATCATATTCAATTTCTGCTAATACTGGCATTTTATCTCCTTTTATTCTTCTGGTTCTTCAGGTGTATCTGTTGGCTCTGCATTATAAGAATCTGTAACTTCATTTGGATCTGAACCTTCTAATTCTTCTGGATCACTATATTGGTCTTTTTCTGTATCAGTCATATCTGGATCTTCTGACTGTTCAAACTTGTAACTATCTGGATCTTGCCAAGTTCCAGGCATAACACCTAACATACAAGGAAATTGGCCACTTTCTCCGTCCATAAAGAATCCTAATATCCAATCGCCTAACATTGGTGCCGAAAAATGTTTTGAGTGATTGATTGGATATACAGCTTGAGCCCAAGGCAATTCTTTTGTTGGTATTTCTTTACCATACCAACCAAATATTCTAACTTGACAACGACCCAAACCCAATGGATCTACTCGGTTTTCTACTGCACCAACCCACCAAACAAAACCATTTAATCCAGCAAAGTTATTAACCGCTTTTGTCATTTCATCCTCATTCCAAAGTACCTGTAGCAGAAGCATACTTTGTAGGTACACTATCTTTTGCCAATTCTAATACAGTTTTATATTCATTCATTGTAATCATATGTCTTACTGCTGTAATTAAGTATTTGCCAGAATAATATGCATCAGGTGTTTTTGATTCTGGTGTCAAAGATAATAAAGAAAAATTCAAAGTTTGACCAACAGTCAATGCAGGATCTCCAGGCACAGATATTTTTATTCTGATATAGTTTGTTAATGATAGTTGTGCTGTTCTATATGGTATAAAAGTTTCAGCAAAAATATCAGCACCAACAGCTGGCGAATCTACTGTGCCACCTTCAACTTCTTCATCTTCAGGATCACGTCCTTCTTTTTCTATATATTCTACAATTTTTTGATTAAAATTAGAAAATGCTAATTTATATACAGCTTTTGAAGTATCTGTTAATTTGTCACCATATATGTTTGAATAATCATTTATAATTGGTGATCTATTTAAAGATTTTGATTTTTTTTCATAAGCCATATAATCAAACTCTGTAGTTTTTAATCGTCTAGTTAAAACATCAATAGACAACAAATGATTTGCAAACACACCAGAGTTTATACCATGTAATGTATCAAACGAATTTAATATTTCATATGTTGTAACGTTGTAAACATTACTGTGCATGTTCTTTTCATCAGTATTTTTTGGATTGTAACTATAATTATAATATGGTGGTTGAGTCATTAACTTTTGTAATGACTTAAAGTTGAATCCATGTTTGTTTTCAAAAAATACCATGTCAGCACCAGGAACACCTGCAGATGGTCGAGCATAATTTGACATCCAATTGATTGCATCAAATGGTTTTAAAGTAGGCACAACAAAATCATACACACCATACGTTTCATCTATCTCCATTTTATCATCAGATATGCCTAATTCATAACTAAGTATATCATACACATTATCTGATATGGTAGATTGTGGATAAGATTTACATATTTTATACTGTTCAGACATTAACATTTCTTCAGAACAAAAATACAAACAATATGACTCGGTGTACATATTGTTTTCTAATTTTCTCTTATCAACTTTATATACTCTAAATGTTTTATCAACCTCAGATTGGCCATTAACTTTAGCAAAAGTCATTTTTAAAAATTCAGTACCATTCATACTGAGTAATTCAATGTATCCCATAGAATCAGCAACCATTACATAACCTGATGCCGTGTTGTTGAATATATCTTCATGGTATGACAGTTCAACCATGATGTTTTTCAAATCCATATTTTGTACGGAATTGACCAACAATAAATTGACTAGAGCATAGTCCTTAGGATATAGAATACCTGCCATGGTTTACCGACTCATCAATTGTTTAAATTGGTTTTCTATTTGTGGTGCGTAGATGTTATTAATTAAATATATGTTTCTTTTTCTTTCATTCAATTCTACTTCATAATCATAGATACTCAAAGCTTTTATAGCAATACTTCTTTGTACAACTGCACCGTTTGGAAAGTTCTGTGTTATTGTTTCTGGTATAGTTGAATTGTATTCTGATTCATCAATAATCATAGTTCGTTGACTCTTACCACCCTCACTATTGTTCGTACCAAATATTTTTTGATGATACTTTACAGTTTGTTGTGCATATGATATAACACTTGATACATTGGCTGTGTTGGCTGCATCTGCATACTTATCTTGAATGTATATTTTTAATTGTTGTGAGGTCAAAGGCCATTGCCATTGTGGATCTATTATCTGATTAGCATATAATACTAACCAATGTCTATTAACATCACCATAATATTTGCTTGCAACAATTTCTGGTGTATCACCTTCTTGTATATCATATGAATAAAACAATAAAGGATTAGTCAACAAAGATGGAATAATTGCTGTTCTTGCCATCAAGTTGGTTGCCAATACAGCATTGTTTTTATAATCTGTGGTGGCTATTTTAGGAAAGTTTTGAAAATATAACATTATCTTAAACCTCCTTCAACACCATAATAACCTTTTTGTATTTTGCCTTTATCTAATATCTCTGTTTCTTTGAATGTCATTGTGAGTGTCGATTGAACTGGTGCACCATCATCATACGAAGCCCAACCATTTGGTGCAAAATTAACATCGATGTCGGATAAAACACAACTACCATATTTTGGTAAAAATGGATTTTCTTTACCATCAATCATGAATTCAACATTAAAGATTGAAGGTGGTACCAAATACATTGAGTCGGAAGAAACTTCTTTAGCAGATATTAATGTTGGTGCAAAATGATATTTGAATAAATTTATAATATAGTTTACTTCATTTGCTTCACCTTGAGAGTTTGGTGTGAACACAAATGATAACTGAAAATTTCTTAAACCAATACCACGATAAATCATTTGTAACTGTGGATTAATGGCATAACCTTGACCTTTTAACAACACATCTTCTAATGCTCCTCCATTTACACCAAAGCCTGCTTTATTAGCTAAAGCAGCGCCACCCCGTGTAATTAAAGATATGGCGGCTGGATCTGTGCCTGCTATATTACCGGCTTGTTTTAGTGCTGATCCAACACCACCAAGACCTCCGCCACCAGATTTATACGATTCTACAATGGACTTTGCTGGCCCAGCCAACTGGTCAATTGTTCTGAGTGTGTTTATTCCCGAACCCAAATCTGTGAGTTTTAATTCATCATACGAAGCATTGTATTGTGCATTGAGTGTATCTGGCATATACAATGAAACAAAAGCCTTTGGCTGAGTTCTTGTTGGTGATATTTTTAAACCTTTCGATATTGTGGCACCAAAATCACCTAAAAATCCACCCGAACCAGAATCTTCAGATAACTCAAACAATCCTGTGCTCGATTCTGTCCAGGAGCTTTCATCACCAGACATAGAACCAGCTTCTTGAGCTATACCACCAAATCCAGGTAAACCAACAGAATCACCCTCAATTAAATTTTCATTAAGTGGTACTTGGCCACCACCACTATAACTTGCAGGTATAATTTCTGATATCGAAAATTGAACGTAGTGGGATTTTGATGGACTGGTTGCTAAATCTGAAGGATATTTGTATGTTTTAACTCCAAGACCGCCGTATAATAAAGCTAGTGGACTATTTGGGTTAAATAGACCTGATGGTATCGATACACCAGCTACGGATGTTGGAATGGATAAGATAGCCATTGATTCCTCTAAAAAAGTTATACATAGTATTTATGGCATATTCTGGACGATTTACACCTAAAAACCCTCAAAAGTATGTTGGGGATGCAAATAACATCATTTACCGGTCCTCATGGGAATGTAAGGTAATGTCTTGGCTCGACAGAAACGATAACATTGTTTCTTGGGCTTCTGAAGAATTGATTATTCCTTATATATCTCCCGTAGACGGAAAAAGGCACCGATACTTTCCTGATTTTTTGGTTAAAATCAAAACGAGAGATGGTCTCTTAAAAACTATGATACTAGAAGTTAAACCTAAAAAACAAACTCAACGACCAGAACATAGAAAAAGAGTCACGAAACAGTATATCAACGAGGTGACCACTTGGGGGGTCAATCAAGCTAAATGGAAGGCGGCTACCGAGTTTTGTTTGGATCGTGGTTGGGAGTTCAAATTACTGACTGAAGATCATCTGGGAATCAACTAAATAATCAAATGGTATCTAAACTTACAACACTAGCAAATCAAAAGTCATCTGCTGAAATTCAAACGATGTCGAAAGACTCTTTGAAATGGATGAAATCAAAGATTTCGGATTTAGTAAATCCAGCAAATGTTCGAGCAGCTATTAACCGTGAAGAATTTAGACAAAAGAATACCTTTGGTTTAGGTGGATTATATTGTTTTTATTATAATCCAATTGGTAAAAAAGATTTACCTTATTATGATAAATTTCCTTTGGTATTGGTATTGGAGAAATATTCTGATGGTATTTTGGGACTTAACTTACATTATTTACCATTACAGTACAGACTGGCATTTTTAGGGAAACTCATGGATTTCGCTGTCCTTGACAGAAAAGATGATATTAAGAAGATGAGAGTCACCTATGAAATTCTTGGCGCCTCCAAGCGGTTTAAAGAGTTTCGGCCATGTCTTAAAAAGTATTTGTATGGTCAAATTCAGTCTAAATTACTTGCCATACAGCCAAATGAATGGGACATTGCGGCATATTTACCTATTCATATGTTTGCCAAAGCACAGCCAGCCACAGTCTGGCAAGAATCATTAGATCAAATAAGGAAATAGTTAAATGGCCATTTTCGATAACCTATTTGGTAATATCGGCCTTTTTGGTAACGAACCAGGTACCAGCGGTAGCATCAGTGACTTTAAATCGAGCTTTGTCACCGATGTGGCAAGACCTAATAAATTTGATGTAGAAATACCTGTACCCATTACATTGATACCTTTTAGAGGTATGTCAAGAATATTAAAGATGCGTTGTGAGAATGCAGAACTGCCTAGCAGAACATTTGCTACAGCAGACAGAAAAATAGGATCAAATCCTGTTGAAAAGTTTCCGTATCAGCCAACATACAATGATACAACATTAACTTTTATTGTTAGTGATGATATGAATGAAAGAATATTCTTTGATACATGGCAAGAATTTATAAATCCAACGTATTCTTTTAATTTTACATATAAAACAGATTATGTTTCAAATATTACAATAAATCAATATGATGTAGAAAATGATAAAAGTTATTCTGTAACATTGATTGATGCTTATCCAATTTCTGTCAATCAATTAGACTTAGATTGGTCTGCTGATGGTCACCACAAATTAACAGTAGTATTTGCCTATTCTTACTGGATGAATAATTCAGTACAAGCACTAGGCACTTCTTTATTGTTAAGTGTTATATCAAGAATCACTGCTGCTTTGGGTGGCATTGGTTCACTTGGCACATTTGGTGATGAAGCAGATTTAAGTAATCCATTTACAACAATTGGAAATGACAACACCGGTCGAAGCGGTTATGATGGTTATGATGATTCAGGATCATCATGGTTTGGTGGAACGGACGATTATGTATCGGAAGAAGCACCATATCCTTTAGAATATGAATCTGGCCAAGATTATTATGAAGAAACTGGACCATTTCAATATTCTGAATGGGATGGTTATTAATATTTTTTTAGAGGAGTGATAATAAAATGGCTTTACCAAAAATTGATGCACCAGTATATGAAATAGATTTACCTTTATCGAAGAAACATATTCGATTTAGGCCGTTTCTTGTAAAAGAACAAAGAAACTTAATGATGGCAATGGAGTCAGATGATAAAGAAACAATTGAAAAAAACATCAGGCAAGTTTTACACAATTGTACTTTGACACCCAATGTTGACATTGATTCATTACCTATTATTGATGTTGAATTTTACTTTATTAATTTGAGAGCACGTTCGGTTGGTGAAGTAATTGAAACCAAATATCGTTGTGAAAATGAAGTTAATGACAAACCTTGTGGTAATTTGATGGACACATCTGTTAATCTTCTTGACATCAAAGTTGAATTTAAAGAAGATGCTAAAGATATTGTTCAATTAACCGACATAATTGCCATTAAGTTAAAGTATCCAGAATTTTCTATGTTAGAAAGAGCAACAAAGTTTAGTAGTGCCACAGACATGGCATTTCAAATGATTGTTGAGAGTATAGAATATATTTTTGATGGTGAACAATATTATTATTCAAAAGAAACTGATCCAGCAGAATTGATAGAATTTGTTGAGTCTTTAAATCAAGATCAATTTGCAAAGATTGAAAACTTTTTTAATAACCTACCAACAATGAATAAGGTTATTAATACTACTTGTGGTAAGTGTGGATACAACCACACGATAGAGGTGGAAGGGTTAGACAATTTTTTCGGTTAACATTTCGTCATGACAATTTAAGAAATTATTATAAAACAAACTTTTCCTTGATGCAACATCACAAGTATAGTTTGACTGAACTTGAAAATATGATACCTTGGGAACGTGATATTTACGTTAATATGCTTATACAATTCATTGAAGAAGAAAACGAAAAGATAAAGCAAAGACAAGGTAAATGATAAGCAAATACGAACAAGCAGCGACAACCAGAAAACGAGGAGTCTTAGGTACTATTACCGATAGATTAGTCGCTGGCCAAGGATTTGGTCAATCCATTGGTGGAGGCGTATCTGAATCATTCAAAGCAAAAACTACAGGTTTAAAAGAAAAATTTGATCCGTTAAACATTGCAAAGATATTAACGGGTAATCTTGGTATGGCTTTCTTAGGTAAGATAACAGGTAGAAAACCTGAAGATATGCAATACTTCTTCAATAAAAATAGAAAAAAAGGTGAGAAACCTTATTCTTTTACACAACCACAAGAAACTAAAGTTGGCAATGTAGAAACTGCCTTTTATAGTAAAATTAGAGAAGGTCAAAGAGGTTCATTACAAAAAGGTGATAATGTGGCTACTGTAGCCGCTCGTTTGGTTAATGTCATGAAAACCTTTTATGAAAAAGAAAATTTAAATCGTGAGTTAGACTATAATTTTGAAGAAGAAGTTCAAGCAGAAGATGCCAAACGGCATGAAAATTTAATTAATGAAATTAAAAAATTAAAAGATAAAAAACCAGCAAAAACGGATATTGAAAAAGTCAAAAAAGATTTAAAAATTGAAGAGCCGCCTACAAAAAAACCTGAAGAATCAAAGAAACCAGAAACACCTGCATCCACAGTTACATCACCTACTGTTGCAACCACCTCTGCAGCCGCACCAGTAGTAACTACTGTTGTTAGTAAAGCCGTTACTAAAGCCAAAGATATTCCAGGTGTGGCCACGGTTGTTAGTAAAGCAGAAAAAATTATACAACCAACAAAGACTGTACCAAAAATAACAAAAGAAATAGATAAGCCAGTCGCTGGTGTGGTTGAAGCTGCCAAAGCAACTAAAATTCCAACACCTTCTGTAGGAGGTGCGGCGGCCATTGGTGGTACTGCCGCAGTGGTCGCTGGTATAGGATCGGCTTTGGCTGAAGTTGGTATAACAAATGAGTATGCACAAAAAGCTATTTTAGGTAATGTTGGTAAAGAATCAGGATTTACTGCAAAATATGAAACTGGTTATGCCAATACTTCAAACGATAGAATCCGTAAAATATTTGGCAGTAGAGTTGCAGGTCTTACAGATGACCAACTAAATGAAATTAAAAAAGATGATTCTAAATTTTTTGAAACAGTTTACGGTTATCAGACTGCCAAAGGTCAAGAGTTAGGTAATAAAGAACCAGGTGATGGATTTAAATATCGTGGCCGTGGTCTGATTCAATTGACAGGAAAAGATAACTATAACAGAATTGGTAAACAAATTGGTGCCGATTTAGTTTCCAATCCAGACTTAGTAAATGATTCAGTATTGGCACCAAAAATTGTTGCAGCTTTTGTTAAAAATAAATTAGGTAGTAGAGTAAATTCATTTAAGAGCCAATCAGAAGCGAATAACGAAATAACTAAAGCAATCGTTGGTGCCAGTGTAGATTTAACAAGAGGGTTTGGTGCTGAACAAATGGCCAAAGTTGAAGCCTTCACCAGTTCACCTTCTGGTGAGGCTGTATATGCTATGTCGAAACAAAATCAAGAATTAAAAGAACAAGTACCTGTAACAAATATAGCAGTAAACAATACCAAAACAATCATTAATGCTGGTGGTGGTCAATCCAGACAAATTATAAGTACAGCACAGATTGACGATTATCCAGTTTTAGAAACAACAATATAAAAAATGGTTATAATAAAAACATTAGGTCAAGATACTTTCTCATGGAACCCTAACGCCTTTAATAAGAAAGGCCATTGGTTTCTTTTAGCTGAAACCGGCAGTTATATTCGTGCGGCTACAAAAGAAGAAATGGGTAAATTAGGTAAACCAAAAAAACAAGATGAAGCTTCTATTACGGACACAACAGAAAAGAAAATGTCGTATAAACAGGCATCACAGATTAGAAAGAAATCATTAAAAGATTTGATTACAGAAAAATTGGTAGAAGATAAAGGTGTATTAACTTCCATCAAATCAGGCATTTCAGAAAAAATGCAAGCACGTTCAACCGGTCTAAAAGAAAAATTTGATCCGTTAAACATTGCAAAGATATTAACTGGAAAATTAGGCTCTGCTTTATTAGGTCGAATGACTGGAAGAAGTAAAGAAGATATTAGTTATTTTGCTGGCGACAAGAAAGCAAAAGAAACCAAACCAAAGCCAGCATATATCAATGAAAAATTAAACAAATCCGATGTAGGTTTGTATTCTGCCATTTCAGAAGGCAATACACAATCTATGAAAAAAGGTGACGGTATTGCTACTATATTAGCAAGAATGTATAATTTAATTAAAGCCGAACAAATTAATTCTTTAAAAAGATATCAAATAGAAAAAAGTTTTAAGAAAATACGTGAAAAAGAAAAAGAAAAACGTAACAAAGAATTGATTAATGCGATAAAATCTTTAGGATCTTTTGCTGTAGTAAAAACTGAAGCAAAAAAAGAAGAAAGTGGTGGCCTATTCGATTTCATCAAAGGGTTAATTGAAACTGCAAAAAATATGTTGCTTGGAGTTATATCCAGCATATGGAGTGGATTGTGGAGTGTAATTGGACCTTTAATGACCTTAATTGGTGAAATTGGAGGAGTATTAGGATTAAAAAGCCTTTTAGATAGATTAAGAGGCATTAAAACTCCAACTATTCCGTCAGAACCAAAACCAGGAACTGCTGAGCCTAAACCAGCAGAACCTAAGCCAGCTGAACCAAAGCCAGCAGAACAAAAACCTGGAGAAAAACCAGCAGAAGGTGAAAAGAAAACAGGAGAAAAACCCAATAAGACTGCTGAGAAGGCAACCAAAAAAGGTAAAGAGAAATACGAAGAAGAAAAGAAAGCTACGAAAGTAGAAAAGGTTGAAGAAAAACCTAAAGCAACAAAGATGTCTAAAGTATTAAAAGGTGCTAAAGGTGTTCTAAAATATTTTACTAAATTGCCTTTTATTGGTGGTATTGCTGGTGCATTTGAAATGATGGAAACAATGAAACAGGCTATAGCAGATAGAGAAGAAGGTAAGATAGATGATAAACAACTAAGAGAAGTTATGGTCTCTAGTGCTGCTCAAATAATTGCCGCTGGTGCTGGTACATCAATGGGTGCTACTATCGGTGCAACTATTGGTTCAGTTGGTGGACCAATTGGTGCCTTCTTAGGCGGTGCAACGGGCGCCGCATTAGGTTATGTTGGCGGTAAAAAGGCAGGTAAAGCAATTAGTGAAAAGTTATTTGAACACATTTCTAATTCTAGTGGAGAAGTTGAACCTGTTGTTACCACTACACCTGAAGAAAACAATAAACCTGTGGAAGCAACGACAGAAACACCAACAGTCAAAGGTTCAAATACAAATCAACCAATGCCTGCAGCCACACCATCATCAGCATCACCTGCAGCCACACCACCAGCACCAAAGGTAACACCTGTATCTTCTGGTGGTAGAACCGATTCACAGTTAGAATCAACTATGAGTAAGAATGCTGAAATTAAAATGGCGGCCGCTCCTGCAATGAATACAACTATTATCGATAATTCACAATCGATTGGAAATAATTCTGGTGGCGGTGGTGGTGTTGCTATTGATGGTTCAGTTTCACCTAGAATTGATGATCCAACTTTGTTACGAGTTCAACGACAAAACAAACGACCAGTATAAAATAAAAAACCCCGCCTAAGCGGGGTTTCTTTTAAGTAAGAAAAGATTACTTCTTCTTTTCGTCTTTCTTAACTTCTGCTTTAGGAGCTTCCTTCTTTGGCTCTTCCTTCTTAGGAGCTTGAGCAAAGGCGGTTACTGCAAATGCTGCTGCGAGTAGAGATACGAGATACTTCATTTTATTTCCTTTCAATCAAAGTTAAAAATTCACAAACAACCCATCATTAATTTTCTTCAGCAAGCTTACTGAAATAAGCCATATCATCATCTTCTAAATCATCCTTGAAAGGTGAATCTTCTGCTACTGTTTTCTTACCAACATTAGCAGCTTTCACTTGTTCTACAGTTGTCTTTGGTGCTTCACCATTGAGACCTAGAACTTTATCAAGGCGTTGTTTTAAAGTATCGTATGATTTGAATTCTTTATCAGCAATCATTTCGGTCAAAGAGTATTCAGACTTCCAAATCTTTTCCAATTCTTCATCATCACTCAATAATGCAGATGGTGATTCGAATTCAGATTTGTCATAGTTCTGATAACCTTCAACTTTACGAATTTTTAATTTAAAGTTAGCACCTTTCCATAAATCAAATGGATTGATTGGTGTTTCATCTTCAAATTGAGGATTCATGGCCTCAGTAATCTTATCAAAAATCTTTTTACCAAACTTAAACAATTTGACCTGACCTTCATTTTCAGGATGTTTTGGGTCGGATACAATATAAACGTTTGCAATGTAATTTAGTTTACGTTTCTGTTTGCGAACAATGTCTTTATTCGCTTCTATACCAGAATTCCATAATGCAGAATTGTGTTCACAAACTGGACATTTTTGGTCTTTGGTTGTCAAGCAATTATCAATCAACCATCCACCTGGACCTTGAAATCCATGTGAGAAGATTTTGACCCATGGTAAACCATCTTCACCATCCGCTGCAGAAGCAGGCAGAAAGCGAATCGTAGCCATGCCGTTGCCAGCTTTGTCCACTTCACATTTCCAAAAATTATCAGGTTTATCAGAGCCTTCGGTTGAAGTATTGAGAGCCTCGATTGCTTTAGATAGTTTGTCGAGGTTGCCAGATTGGCGTTTGAGATTAGCAAAACTCATAGTATTTCCTTTCGTATAAACGGAGTATTAACGGTGTATTATTAAAACGACTTATCCACATTATTCATTATATAAGAATATTTATCCAATGTCAAGCATACATTTTCAAAATACCGATGGTAGTAATGGTGTCTGTGTGAAGTATACCAATACCACCCTCTACTCGCCATTGATCGATATTCTGTGAGGTATCATCAATCAATAGCGAATTTACATTAGAGAAAGTTCTCTTTAATCTTTTACCTGGTACCAAGTTAACGGGAAACTCAAGGTTGTGTTTATTCAACCAATCAATCTTTTGTTCTCTAATCTCTGCATCACGCTTTTCAGATGATGTTGAAGATAGAATTTCCGTTGGTATTGGCAATGACCTGAGATAGTTAATTAACTCCATGGCATCAGGCATTAAATCCAATTTGGCAAATTGTCTGTCAGCAATGAACATGGTGAAAAACTTATCAAAGGTTTTATATGTGTCTGCTTCTTTTGGTTCAATCTTATACAATTCTTTGTATCGTCTATTGAAATCTGCAATCACACCATCCATGTCTAAGTAAATCTTGGTAATCTTATGCATATTCTTTAATCTTTTCTTTCAAAATTTGTTTGAACTTTTCTTTATCATAATGTAGAAATGGTTTATACTTCACACATTTGGTTTTAAAATTAGGCCAAACAATATCATCATATATTTCTTTTTCCCACATTGGGAAAAAATTCATTAGGTCGTTCAAAATGATAAGTGTTTCAAGTGTTACATCTCCTTGTGTAGTATATTGCATCAACTTAGGAAATTCATTGCTTCTTACCACCAATAAATCATTTGGATTCTCTACTTTATTCAATAATACAATTATATCATTTTCAAAGGTATAAGTCAAGCTTTGTATTCTTTTCTGCCACTTTTTGTAATTTTCTTCGGATTCTGGTCCTAATATATCACCAACCCATTGAACATCATCTACCAAAAAATTGGCAATATAATAATCTTTTAATTCTGTCAATCCAAATTTACGAGATAATCGGTAGAATGAATATTTGTCTTTTCTGGTAGAGAATGTTGTTTTGGTAACATTGGTCTTACCATTGTATTTGATGTAATCATAACTGTCGGATGTAAAATGCAATTTCATTGCATGAAACATCGCAAACGCAGCAAAGCCTGAATTCTCAATCATAATGAAAACGGAAGTTCCCTAATCCAAGTTGTTACAATATATTTGTGACCTTTTATCACCGGTTCACCTGAATGCATTGTGTTTATGTTATCATTTTTATTTTTGTAATCATATCGAAAGTATAACATACTTCCTTTTTTGGGGTCAACCGATAGATTTAATTTTGTGAATGTGGTTTGACCACCTTCTTCAACATCATTGAGGTAAACAATAACTGTGCCTACTCTATTACCAACACCAGCAACAATATCATTATATGTTGGTATCACATCTTCAAAGTAATCCCAATGTGGTACATAACGACCACCAATATCATAACGAAGCATTGTTAAGGCTTCAAATCTTTTCTTACTGATACCTATTTCTTTTTCTATTTTATCGTGGAGATTTACTACTAGAGGATTACCATGATCAAACCAACAGTCTTTACTAATTCTAAAACTGTCCATCTTTTCATTGAAACCAGTATCAACATTTACGACATTTGAATCCGTCAGTAAAGGATCACCGGCTTTGGTGATATCATCACATTCATCATTTGTTAAAAAGTTTTCTATATGAATTATGTGTGGTATCTTACACAACATTCTTTTCATATAGGCAGTTTAGAACTTTTCTTCAACATATTGTTATCTTGTGCCTCTTCTTTAATCTTTGCTTTCAGAGCGGATGAGATTAAGGTGGCAGCCACTTCAACTTCTAAACCAGTTTCTTTACAATGGTGACAGATAGCGTCCATATAACCTATTCGTTTATCTGTTACCATTTGTTCAATCATCATACTAAATTTTTTAATTTCTTCACGATTAGGCATAATTTAAATTCTACTGTAAAATATATGATTACCTATTTTCGTTACAACCTTTTGTTTATTCCAGCCAGGATTTACATAAACTGCATGGTAATACAATGCGTTTGTTTCTGCTATTTTATCATGTAAAACTGAAACTGTCAATGCTCTTTTTGCAATTAGTAGAGATTCTTCCCATCTATACCGATCCTGTCCATGTACCATTTCTTTGACCATACAAGTCCATGAAAATTGGCATACGGTTCTTAAATTTTGATCCGTTGTTTTTTGATAAACAACAGCGCATATGTCTGTAGGAAATTGACCACTCTTAACACGATTCATTGTGACCTGTGCTACGGCCAATTTACCCTCATAAGATTCACCTGCGGACTCATAGTAAATATTTTTGGCGAGGCATTCAACTTGTTTTAAATAATCCGCTGATACTTGTTTTTGTGTTGTATTTGTAATAAACTCTCTCGATAGAGTTGGTGCTGTATATACTATTGTTAATACAGCTAATATTACTGCTAATGTGTTAAACTTCTGTGTGTTAAATTTAAACATCTTTCTTCCTTATTGATTGCGGCGGCCAAACATCTGACCGCCTTGGTCTCCAATTACGAATTCGTTTTCTTTGTAATTTTTACTTCAGGTTGTGGAGGGGTTTGCGAAACGAAACCATTGAGCATCTCTGCTTTTTTAATGATTTCTTCTTCGGAGGGAAATGGTGGAAAACCTGGGTGTTGTGGTGAAGGAGTTCCGTTAATCTTGGATTCTTCTACCTTGGTTGTCCACTCGTTTGAAATAACTTCACGCTTGCCATAATAGTCATCGGTGAGCATTTCTTTGGCCATTTTTAAGAGTTCTAGCCGTATCTCATAGGGTGTCATACTCATTTACTTCTCCTTGTGTGTGTTTATGTGTATTACCAGCGGTTTGTGTGATGCTGGTGATTTATTTATCCAGGTGATTCTGTTGCTAAGTTCACCTGGCGAAACTCCGCTTACCTGTTAGGCAGCAAGTGCATACATATTATCGTTTGCGTTTAATTCAATTAGTGATTACGCCTTCTCTGGCGATTCTCCATTGTTCTAATTATTGCCATGTCGAATCTAGGCACCCCCATCAGAAGTATATTACCACAACTATAATGTGTGTTTGCTACCGGAAACTCGGTTCGTTAATATACTTTTGGTGGAGGTGGTGGGAATCGCACCCACGTCCACAACAACTTTCAAACAACTTCTACGAATTACTTTACAGCTTCAGTATGCTTATGTTTCAAAGATTTTTTCAGTAACTTAAGCCAAAGTTTTTTAACCTTTTCAACATTATGATGAACTTCAGCTTCATATAGTTTTTTAATTAACTCTTTAACTTTCATAGAATCTTCCTTTAAACAACTTCTACGAATTACTTCAACACAAAAAGCATTGTAATTACACCCAATGCAAAAGCACAGGCACCGGTGTAAAATGCAAAACTTTTTACTTTAACTTGTCTTACACATTCTTTGCTAGGCATTACAGTATCCTTTCTAGTAACCAAATAACAAAAAGAAAACTTAGACCACCAGCCAAAAATTTTAAAGCCCCGTACTGTCTTTCGTTTTGCTCGGGTGTGCAGAGTTTTTTCCAATATTTGTTCATAGTGTCCTATTATAAGTGTTTATACTTATATAGGCAAGCGATTTGTTCATTATTACCACAAAAAGTCCCGTCCTACCACCTATTTTATATTATGAAATAGGAAACATACCAACTTTATGGACACCAACTGGTCTTGGCCTCACCATAGTATTCCCGTGCATATCCTTGTTGGATCAACATGGAACGCAACGATTGACCATTCAGTAATACATCACCTAGGACACGACCACCATACTTGTCCCAACTCATTAATACCACTTGCCGAGTTGTGGCCTGTTCTACCATTTTCTTGGTAAATGCTGTGGCCGCTTGTCCTCGTGCATCTTCTGACGGACATTGAGCACGATGGCCTTTTTCTGGTGTATCAACACCAAATACACGAATTGATAATTCTTTCTTTAATGGTTCTGGTAACCATAACGCTTGAAATGCCACAGTATCACCATCAATAACTCTAGTGAGTGTTGCATTGTATGTTACACCAGTTTTTTGTTGTTGTGCAAAAGCCAACATTGGTACAAATAATAATGAGAGTAATAGTTTTTTCATTTTTGTTTTCCGTAATAAATTATAGCCTCGACTAATCCATCTATATATTCAGCCGTCTTTTGTTGGAATAATAATGGCTTTTCATTCTCTACTGCCATAATAATTACAGTATTATTAATTGGTGTATCAATCATATCTTCATACATCAATGCATATGCCGCAGTTTGCCAAAAGTATTCTTTGATATCATCTCTTGTTTTTATATTCTTTGATGTTTTGAAATCAATCACAGATAATTCACCATCAAACTCACCAATACAATCAACACGACCTGCCATGCCTAATTGTTTAGACCATAGTGCCTGTTCTTGATAGTGTATATTGTTAATTCGATTGAGAAATGGTTTGATTGATAAAAACATCTCATAGGCATCTAGTTTAACACCAGGTTCAACCACTTTATTGTTTAGATAATCTTCACATAAAACGTGAACTGCTGTACCACGAGAGGTTGCTTTCTTTGTGATTGCATTGGCAACATCTTCACCCACACGCTTACGCCATTCCATGATGGCCTGTTTCTTCTGAGCACCAAGAACAGTTGTTACTGATGGTAATTTTGTGCCATCTGGTAATAGATAGAATCTTCTGCCATCAGGAAATGTTTGTGCTTCTAAATCTTCGAGGTTTTTTGGTGGGCAATAGTTAAACATTTTAATTCACAAACTCAATCCAACCAGTAATAACATACTTGGTTTGTCCACCAAGTGGTGGGTTACCACGGTGTGTATGTGTATAGGCTGATGGCCATACTACTAATCGACCTTCTACTGGATCGATTCTTTGGCCTGTGTATAAAAATTCAGTTTCACCACCCTTATTAATCGAATTCAAATATAATAAGAAAACTCCTAATCGAGCATTCATATCACGGCTGCCATTCTCACAATGCCAAATATGATAACCTTCTGTTGGTTTTGTTCTCTGCACTTTTATAGTGTAGATCATTTGTTGTGGCATATTTTTAATTACGGAGAATTCTTTGGCGTATAAAGGATAACACTCTTGCCAAAAGGTGTTTGTGAATGTTTCAAAATGATCACCTAGATTATCTCTAGAAAATGAAATAGTTTTAGGATCAAGTAATGATGTTGATGTATCAGATTTAAAAGTTTCAGTTGTGTAATCTCTTTGCCATGTTTTTCCCATAGCATCAAGTTCTTCAAAGTAATCAATCATCGCTTTACAGTATTCGCTACTGTAGAAACCATCGTATATGCCTACGAAATCATCAAACTGCACATTCTTATTCATTTAAATCCTCAATATAATATATTTTTAGCTAATCCGTCATCAGGTTTATTTTTTTCTATTAAATGCTTGTCTTTTATATATTCGACAAGTTCTTCTCTAACTCTTTCTTTTTTGTTTTGTTCGTAATATAACCGCTGCTGCTTTGACATCATTCTTTTTTTGCTCATCTAAACTCCTGTTATTATCTTTATTATACTTGGGAATTTTATGAGTTTTTTCTACAGGATTAACTTTGCCATTATCTGACCTCCTGATGTTAAGTAAGTAAGGGAGTTGGTTGTTCACTATTACCATTCTCTAGGCATCTTCGTTTTGTGTGATTTGTGTAAAGTATTTCCGGGTACCGTATCTTTGATTCTTTGTATTACGCCTCGTTCAAAGGCAGCATCAGCAGTTTTGGTACCAGGAACAGACATACGACCAGCATCCGAAAATACTGGTAGATTATCTGCAGATATATGTAATTCTAAATGGGGATTATTTTGTTTGAATTCGTCTAGCACCGTGTAAGACATACGGTGTTCTTCGACTTGATTGGTTTGTTTATTCAAAAAATCATAGGTTGGCATTAACTATACTCATGGGCAAGTGATTCATTCATTTTTCGGAACCATTCTTTCATAAAGACCGGTACTTCTCTCTTATTTATCTTACCTTTCCATGACCAAAGGTGTGATTTATTCATACGATAATAGTTATGATAAGATTGCAATGAATTACCTGGTACTTTACAGTCATCCGGCATGGCAGGTGTAGGACCAGTAAACGAACCAACTGGACAATTATCTGGTACACGAGCCAAGTCAGGTATCAATCGTGCCGTGGCATGAACTTTACCATAACGATATGTAAACTCTTTAAGTAGTTCACACCACATATTATAGAGCCAAGTATAGTTGGCCTTACTTTGGCGAACCCATATGGCTGATGGATGGTTCATCATCGTAGGCTTCATCAATCGTTCTTCACGCTCATCTGGCAGGCGCCACCGCTTGATATTGCGATTATTGGTTGTTTTACCAAAGTACATCTCACCATCAAGCACACGGTGTGCAGTAGAGAGCAACTGAGCATACTCAATTACCATTTTGCAAACATGGCGGTCAACATGCATTTCAGCACATTTCACAGGATCATTATCTAGATAAAAAATATTCATAACATTCTCATTAGGCCAATTGTATCAATAGTAGTAAGTAAAACGTAATTAGCGACCATACCAAAAGATTTGCGAGTATAAGCAGCCCAACCATACATAGCACAACCGAGAATCCAAATTGGATATAATATGAGTAACGGTGGGTTAGGAACGGTGAGAGCCATTGTAACAGAACAACCAATAGATATTGCCCATGCCAATAATTCCACGATAAAACGGAACTTATTTGATTTCCAATCATCACGAATCCAATCAAACAAATTATAAAATAAATCGTTCATCAACAATCATCAGATCGAATTAAACTTTTTCTGCCAGAGAAAATGGAATCCAAATCATCCAAATCATCTTTGTGTCCATCTTTTGAATAAATTTGACCGAGAGATTTTGATTCTTCTACAATTTCTAAATTACCATCGATGTGATATCCACAACCCTTTAAAAAAGTTTCAAACTCACTAATGACACCATCTAAATGGTCAGCATTAAACTCAAACGTTTTTTTGGTGACAATGGCATCAGCAAATGGCATTGGATCATCTTCACAGATAAATGTAAACTTACTCATAGTGTTGGAATCTCCAATGGTCTGGCTCCGCCTTTAAGTGCTTTAACACGTTTTGCAATATCTTCACTCGATACTGTTTGCATTGCGAATTGTTTGAAATCATCAAAACTATTTTTGACTTTCATTGTACCACCTTGAAGCATAAACAATGCACAACCACCACTGGTTAGTGGTGCAATTTCGCCAACACCGTCCAAATTAACAATCACTTTACAATCTTTTTCTACTGAGTCCACTTCAACGAATAAAGCCATCATACTTCTCCTTTTTCAGATTTATTTTCTTTCAGTTTGGCCAATCTGGCACGCTTTTCCAAAACTTCTGCTTCAATCATCATGTTTTTCCAATGGCCTCGTTTATCACATGGCATTAGAGCAAGCATACGTTTTGTTTCTTTACTTAATTTAAAATCACCGTTTGTTTTCATTTACCTACCTTTTGAATTACTTCACCTTTATCACAATCTTTAACACGAACCAACAATGTATCGGTTTGGTTTAATGGTCGAACAAAAAAACATTCTCCTTTAACGGACCAAACCAATTTGTTTTGAATACCACCATCAAAGTTACCATTGACAGGAGTATTCATAAAATACGGAGTGTAATAAAATGTTAAACCAAATACAACAACTGCCACAAAAAACAAAGTTTTATTTGCTTGTAACCATTCATTAATTTTTTTAAACATGAAACATTCCTTGAGTGTATAATACTAACATTATACTAAAAAACACAATTAAAGTCAATACAATTGAGGTAAACTTGTTAGATTCTTCTTGGTAATATTCCACTTCTCTTTCAATCATCTCATGCTGTGCTTGAACCATATTTGGTACATCTGGTTCCATCATTTCAATTGTTTTCTGTGATGATTCTAATCGTTTCAAAGCCTGCCAATAATGATAGTAAGATAACATTTTAGTCCCATAAGTTTTCATAATACTTACCAAACAATCTAAATGCATTACGCTTTCGTTCATTGTGTGCATTTAGTCCATCCCAATCAACCTTTGGTCCAGTATAATTTTCGTCCCAAGGTAATTTATCACCACATTCGGTGTAATCAAAGAATTTCAATTCAGGATCATCAGCAACTTTCTGTTCAAATGCCCAAATCATTTCATCAAGCACCCATGCCCAGCGTTTATGAATTAAATCATCCTCGTCCATATCCAACATTTGAATATCAGGATTAGAATGACGTTTTGATTTTGTTTTTCTTTTTGAACTACGCAACTCAGTAGGCACATCTTCATCATCAATCCATGGTGAACCGTGAGTTTCTTCTTTCAATTGTTTCAACATTGGTAGAATGATATAAGACAAGGTATAATCCATTGACCATGTATCATATCTATCAATCTTCACATACTTGATTGGTGGGTGAATAAAGTCGAGCACAA